TCCAGGGCGTTTCCATCGCGCTGCCCATGATGGAGGACGCCGTCCTCAGCATCATGCGAGACAGCGGAGAGTTTCCGTCCACCTCCGAAGCCGTTCTCGCCCAGTTCGCCGAGCTGTCGGCAGCATTCGCCTCATGGGCATGGTCCATGCCGTCTGGAGTCGTGGGTGTTGCGCCAACCGAGGCCACCAAGGCTGAGGCCGTCCGGCTCGTCCAGTCCCTCCTGGCTGGTGCCCGGCACAGCAAGCAAGATCAGTCCAAGCTCGACGAGGCCCTGAGGCTGCTCAGAGAGCTCGGTGCCCTCGAGAACACGGATGACACGGAGAAGTCGATGAACCTCAACCTCTCGGACCTGCAGCGGATCGCCAACGAGGATCCCGTCGGGTTCATGAACGTCGTGAAGTCCGCCCTCGACCAGGCCCGTGAGAAGGCGCCCGAGCAGGCGAAGAAGTTCTCGTGGGGCGACAACGGTGTGACCCAGTGGGACACCGCCACCGTGCTCTCCCTCCTCGGCGGCGCCGATGGGTCGGCACTTGCCAGCCTGATCGCCGGCGCGGTCGGCGGCATCAACATCGACTCGGCCGCCCCGGAGAACCTTCAGGTCGCGGCTTCGATGCGCTCGGCGCTCTCGAAGTTCATCACCTCCGAGCTGAAGAGCTCGCCCGATGGCGAGCTCGCCCAGACCGTTCGGTCGCTGGTCGCCCCATCGGTCTCCGAGGCCATCGTGGCGTGCCTCCGGGCGTACGAAAACGGTGGTGACGCTCCTGCCTCCGGTGATGGGGGTGGCGACGGTGGTGGCGACGACTCGCTCCCCTACGGGCTGGGATCATTCTCGGCCAACGACGAAGATCCGTACCAGGTCGAAGTGCCCAGCAGGGTGCTCGGCAACCTCGGCGGCTGATCCACAACTCGACTTTCGCAGAAGAGGAGCCAGGCAATGGCCGACGTCATCGTTCAGGAGTCCCTGAGGGCCGTGCAGGGCCTCTTCGCCGGCGGACAGAAGGTCCCGGTTGTCACCGAGCGCAACGCCTCACCGGCGAGCAGCGGTGGTCGCGTGGTCGCCGGGGGTGGTCTCTCCGTCAGCACCAAGAGCGGCGGGTCTGGCTACTTCAGCGTGGAGGACGAGCCCGCGGGCTCGTCCCTCAACCGGATCGCCCAGATCGGCCTGTTCTCCAGGGTCCGTCAGGAGTCGGACTGGCTTCGGTTCACCTCGTTTCGGGGCGTGGACGAGCGGACGGGGTACCTCGACATGTGGGATGACCGGAACTTCCGGATGGCCCCCGTCGCGACCGACGGGCCACGGAAGAACATCCCGCTGCACAAGCCCACGACCGACCACAAGACGTTCGAGACCAAGACGATGTCCGGTGCATTCGGCATCAGGTTGGATGCCATCCGAGCGGCGGCTCGGGCGGGTCAGAACGTCAACAACTTGATCCAGACCGGCGTCGCCGTGGGCATCGGGAACGTTCTGGCCGACCTCGGCGTCAACGGCGACATGTCCCTTCCGACCGACTCGGACCTGAACATCCAGCGATCGACGGCCGACGGGTGGTTCACGAAGATCCGCGCCAACAGCTCGAACTATGTCAGCCAGGCCGACGGGTTCAGCTACCACAACGGCATCTGGGCGGGCATGCTCCACCAGATCGAGAAGCCGTACCGGAAGGATTCGGCGCTCGCGTGGGGGCTGACGGACACCCTGGTCAGCCGGTGGCTCACCGAGCTCTCGGCCCTGGGGGCGAACCCGAGCAACTCCCACCCCAGCATCGTGAACGAGCTCGGCATGGGCCTCCTGAACGCGGTCGGCGCCCAGGCCAACCCGTTGGGACGCACCGGTGTGGTCGTCCCGCAGTTTCCGGACGACGGGTTCAGCTCCGGCGAGGGCTACGACGGTCTCGACCCCGACTCGGTCGTGGACAACGGCGATGGTACGATCACGATCACGATCAATACCCTGGCGACCTCTGGGGTCGATCGCTCCGCCACTGGCGACGATGGGCAGCGCTACGTGACCATCGTGTGCGTCGACACGGGAGTCGAGGAGACCCTCGCCGTCGACTTCTCGACCCCGAACAACACGGTGACGACCACCTCGACGCTCGGACAGACCATCGTGTCGACGACCGCCAGCAGCTACGCGGTCAGGTGGGCTGACCTGCAGCCGCTGTTCCTCGGGATCTGGCGGTACCTTCTGACCGTCATCCGGAACGGGGTGCGCATCTACACGGTGTTCTACCCGAACGACGAGGTCATCGAGATCATCGTTCACATGGATCTCGACTTCATGGTGGCCGACTACGATGGCATGGCCCTCGTGGACGACATCATCAGCCCGAGGTTCGACGTCCTTCCGTGATCCTGACCCAGTAGGAGGTGCCCAGTAGTCAAGTTCGTCGTCGCTCGAAGGCGTGCCCCGAACCCAAGGACTCCAGGAAGGTTCGTACCCTACGGGTACACCATCATCTTGGACCCGGAACGGTTCGAGTCTCATGCCATCATGGCAGCCAAGCTCGATAGAACCCCCGGGTGGGTTCGGAAGGGCGAGGATGCTCCGAAGTCTACACCGCGCAGGTGGAAGAAGACGGAAGAGACGCCGAAAGAGACGAATGGGTTGCTTCCTCACCAGGTTGAGGCCATCGAGAGGATCAAGGCCATCCCCATCAGCAGTCCGGAGACAGAGCCATGAGCTTCGACGTTCAGAACGCCGCACACGTTGCCGGCGGAGAGGTCGTGCCACTCAAGCCGATCGAGCTCGTGGGCATCGATGTCACGCCATCGATCGACACCCTCAGCTCGCAGGTCACGGGAGCCGGTGACACCGTCCTCGTGGCACGCAGCACGGGAGGCGTAGCCAGGGTCTTCGGCTACGTCAAGGAGCTCCCGGCCGAAGAGGTCACCCTCGTCGACGAGGCGAACTACCTCACCACAGGGCAGGCGGTCTGGTTCGCTCTGGTTCTGATGCGGCACAAGAACGCCGGTGCCTTCTCGAAGCTGTGGGTCCCCGGCACCGTGGCTGCCGTGGCGTCTGCCGTCGAGCCCACCTTCGCCGAGATCGCGACGTACCTCGGACTCGACGAGAAGAACTCGACGTTCGCGATCGTCGGGTCCATCCGGTTCCACAGGTCGGCGGACACCGTCATCGACGTGGCGACCAAGTCGATTGGCAGGCCGTACTACACCGACACGGCCAAGAAGACCGGCGAGATGGCCGACACCACCGATCCGTCCACGCTCGTCGCCTACCCGGGTGGCCACATGGACTTCCACGTCGACCTGACTGACTTCTACGGCCTCGGTGCAGGGGCCCTGGCCGTCGATGGGGCGAAGCTCCCCGAGTTCCCCTGGGGTGGTGAGGTCTCGTACTACGAGTACATCCCCGGCGAGGATGGGGCCGGCGCTGGCGGGGACATCACGCTCCGCACCGGCATCAGCGGCACGGCGGACACGACCAGCGACCTGCAGATCCTCCTGGCCGCCACGGCCCTCGGCTCGGCCCCGACCGGCGCCTCGCCGACCGGGTCGCAGTTCGCCCCCGGCGACAACCTCGACATCGAGGTCGAGGCTGCCCCCACGGCGTTCACGGCCGGCGCGGGCATCCTGCGCGTCTTCCTCAAGGAGTACCGCCCCTACTGATCCTTCGAGTGACGCCCAGTGGGGCCTGAGGTTTCGATGACCGTCAGGGCAGAACCCGTCCAGGCGGGTACAACGCACCGCCTCTCCCTGCTGATGGAGACCTCTCCGGCGGAGAGTGGGAAGCCAGAGGCCTTCCTCCTCCAGGAGGCGATGCTCACGGTTGGCTCCACCGTCACCGATCTCGAGGTGGCAGAGAGCTGGGTGGCTCCGAAGATGTCAGAGGTGGCGTACCCGGTGGGTGGTGAGGAGGCTGCTCTCACTGCTTTCCCAGTGTATGGGGCCGGTAGTGGGGGTGGTGGTGAGAACATCCACACACTCACGGTGGACGACTCGAGTCCCTTCAGCTCTGGGGACTACCTGAGAGCGAAGGACAAGGGAGCATCTCACGTCTACGAGGTCCTGACCGTTCCGGATGGAACCACGATCACGATCCACGCCGGTACTGGGAACTTCGACATCGAAGATGGAGACACGGTCGAGCAGGTCACTCCTACGGGTGTGTACTGTGGTGAGCTGCTTCTACCGGTGGACACGTACTTCTCTGCCGGGCAGCCTCTTGGATCGTTGAGGCTGGTGATGACTACGGTCGACACCGGTGATGATCCCATCTTCTCGGCGGCGGTAGCCTTGACGTGGGTGGTTTCCTTCTCGCTTGACCTGGCGGGACGCGCGTTCAGGGTGGGGTGAGCCATGGGCGACACTGTCCGCTGCGTGGCTGGCGAGACATTCGATCTGACATTGGCCACCAATCCAAGGACGGCCGGAGCCAGTGTCGAGTTGGTAGCTCTATACGGGCTCGACGGGATCGATGTTGGGGTGGATTCGGCAGGTGATGCCCTAGTACTTCCGGTGTCCATGGTCGAGGGTGCTGAGGGGGTGTACTCTGTTGAATTGGCCCTGCTGTCGGAGGGTCCGTTCTGGGCTCGATTCTCCATCGGCGGGGCTGATCAGCCGGCCGTGATCATCAGGTCAAGAGCGTCTGATGATCCTGTCGAGGATACGGTACCCGAGACCACGTACACCGTGGCTTGCGTCATTCCGACCTCGCCTGTCTCTGCCGAGTTGGGTCTGTTCGATACAGAAGCGGCTCAGGTAGGAAGGGACGAAAATGGGGTGGCAATCTCGTGGCCTCAGCCCATGGTACAGGTCCCTGGACAGACCGACTCATGGTACTACGAGACGGTAGTATTCACGGAGGGTGGACGAGTACAGGTGAAGGTGGACCCCCCATCGGGTCCTGGTCTGTCAGATGTCATTGTTGTCAAGGCAGCCGATTCGTCAGCGGTGCTCGCCCACTTCGATGGTTGGGAACCGAGTACCGGCCTCGATCCGGCGGCGTGGGCCAGCCTGTACTACATCAGGCGGTGGACCGGGTGGACGACTGGTCACATCAACGACGAAGACCTACGTGAGTTGCGGCGGGCCGCCGTCGAGCTGTTCATCGAGAACACCGGGTGTTGGATTCCCGCATGGACGGGGACGTTCCATTCGCTGCGTGGCCAAGGTAGCCGTCTGTACCTTCCGGTTCCCATCCTGCTCCCACAGGATGGTGGCACGGACCCCGACATCGAGCTGACCGAGCCGTGGGGCGATAAGACCGTCGTCGACGCGATCCTCAACCGTGACGTTGCCTTCAGGGTGAGGGGCCGTGACGCTAGGCAGCCGTATCTCGAACGCATCGGTGGCGTGTGGGACCCGGCCCTCGATGTGAAGATCACCGCAACTTGGGGCCTCACAGGCATCGGAAAGACGTTACCGATTCGGGTGAAGCAGGCCATCGTGGGCTTGATCAGATGGCAGTCTCTATCCCTCGGGGCTGACGCAGACGACGCGCGGGCTCAAGGGACCAGTAATCGGGTGGAGACCGAGGCAACAAGAGATGCCAGGGTAACGTACCACCAGAGTGCCATCGGTATGGGCGTCACTGGAGATGTAACTGTCGACCGAATCCTTGCCGAGTATCGTATCATGCCTGGCCCTTGGTCGCTCAGGTGTGGCGATGGACGGGTGGTATGAGGGTTCGACTCGTCAGATCTCAGATGGTCACCATTCGTCCCATGGTGGATCAGACGCCCGATGAGCTCGGCGACACTTCGGTGATTGCCGCGGACACTAGGTCGACATCGTTCAAGATGAAGGCCAAGGTGTACAACACCCTTCGCAATCAGGCTGAGGCGGGCTATCCTGGGCGCGATGAGGCCAAGAGATCGCTTCTGCATATCCTGAAAAGGGATCGCCCTCCGACGGCATTGTGGGTGCCACAGACCAACGATCTGGTGGAGTTGGCAAGTGGAGAGAAGTTGTTCGTCATGAGTGCCGAACCGGCATTCCCTAGGAACAGATCCGTGGGAAGTCCGGATGGTGGCTTCGACGGATGGTCGGTGACCTTGACAGATCGGAGCCCCGCCTTGAGCGGTGCGACGAGGTACGACTGACCGGCATGGACGTTGGTCGAGATGTGTGGTAATCTCGTCCAGTGGAGCACGATTTGGTAGAGGTCCTCGGCTGGTCGAATACGAGGCAGAAGCTCAACGCCTTCATCGGCGTGTTGGGCCGTACCTCGCAGCGATTGGCAGAAGCCGAGAACAGCGTCCCGTACAGGGCGGCGGTCATCCTCGCTGCCGTGTACAGGGGTAGGCTCAGGGCCGGTGTGGCCCCCAAGCTCGCGGAGCTGACCATCTACCTGACAGGGTACCACCGGCCACTCTCTACGTTGGCGAACCATGTGATCGTCAAGAAGGGATCGAAGTCGGCGGTCATCACGTTCGGGCCAGATCCGATGAACTCGGATGGAAACCAGAAGAACTGGGTCCGAATTGCTCAGATGTTGGACTCCGGGTACGCCGTCAAGATGGACGCTCGGGCGTTCGGTGCTCTGGTTGCCAAGGCAGCCGAGAACATCGGCCTGTCGAAGGCCAGCGAGCTATTCGTGGAGAGCGGTCTCGAAAGCGGTGGAATCGTGGTCGTCCCTCCGCGCCCCCACATCCATTTCCTCGAGAGCCGCAGGATGGACCAGGCGCTTGCCGCGATCGCCAAGAACGTGGCATTCGGAACTCGGCTTCCGTCTTGGGTTGACCAGATGCTCCGGATCGCTCGTCAGGACAAGATGAGCGATCCGGAGGAGATTCGGGCATCGGTCCAGGGTCGGCGCGTGATGCTGGCCGGGGGAGCGCATCACATTGAGAATGCGGAGGCTGACTACGACGTCCATGAGTTCGGGATCAGCGGCAGCGATGGTGCCTGGGGGCACCGCCGGGGTGGCCGTCTCGGGCAGTTCAGGGACGAGTTCTGATGGCGATCGACGTCGCCACTCTGAGGCCTACGTACGGATCCCGAGAGGGGGACGTGGTCGTCAGGCTTCATCGCGCAAGGCTCACCGGCGAGTCTGGGACGGTGACGTACCCAGTGATTCGTCCTGATAGATTCTGCAGGTGGGTATCAGCAGAGCTCATGGGCCTTCAGAACCCTGCCGGAGATGGGGTCAGGGTCAGGGTGTCGGATGGAGAATCCCAGTTCTGGCTCGATGAGAACGACATGGTCTTCAAGGCCGTGACCGACGAGTCTACATGGGATACGGAGTTCATGGCCCCGTGGCTGCTGGGGAATCTGGATCTTTGGACCAGGTCCGAGCTCGGACTTGTGGTGCACCTGGTGGCTACTATCACCGATCCAGACCCCCAGGTTGGTGAGATCAGGGTACTGGCAGATTTCCCCACGTGGGAGGGGGCGATCTCACACTGCATCAGGCGCGTCGCCACGTTTCTCGGAGACGTCTCGTTCGTTCTCGTGCACCGTGAGACCTTGGCCGCCGCCAGGTCTGAGTGGAAGATTGGTGGTGACTACACCGAGTTCGGGTACAACGTCGTTGGGCTTGTCCAGGTGACGGTTGATGGGGTTCACAAGAGTGCCGATTTCTCTGATGGCGTCGTCACCCTGAAGAGCACCCCAGCTCAGTCCGGGTCCGCCATCGAGATTGCGGTTCTGGTACAGCCGTCCGTCACTGTACGGCGTGATGAGGGGAGCCGCACGGTTCATATCGCACCGGAATGGTGGATGGCCAGCATCGTTGAGGAGGCCGGTATGACCGGCGTCCATTCGAGTTTCTTGGTGGGTGGAACGGAGGTCAGGGTCCGTGAGCAGGACATCACCGTCACCATCAATGGGATTGCCTCGCGCCAGGCCGACGCGCTGGCCATGAGGCTTGGCCTTCAGGCGGCGTTCTCCGATGGCTTGGTGATCCTGTTGCCGATTGGCCGGTGTCTAGCGGCCAACCTGCTCGGATTCGTCGAGGTCATCGAGACGGGTCCTGCCGGGATGCCTCAGTGCACCGGAAAGGTCCGGATCACCATCAAAGAGTACGTCAGCTCCAAGGTCGTGCGCGTCTCCAGAGACGAGAATGGTCCTGTCACCACGTCGTTGTCCCTCGAGTTCCCGGGTCTTGTCAGGCCCGTGAGTCGGGACGAGTTCAACTGCTGATTCGCTGAGGTCTCGCCATGTCTCTCGTACTCGTTCCCGACGGTCCCGGAACCACGGTCATCGTTCGCGATGGGGCCCAGGGGTTGCCCACCGCTCCTCGCGGTTCGTCGGCGGTCATGGGTCAGTTCGCTTCGGGTCCTGTGACGCATGCCGCGATGGTCCTCGGGAAGGCCGAGGCGCGGCTGGTGTCCGGTGAGCCAGACGATGTCTTCGAGGGAAGTCTGTCCCTCGACGACATCTACTCAGAGGATTCCCCTCCGGTCCTCATCGGGAGGGTCACCGATGGGAACGATCGGCAGTCCACCGTCCCCTTGTGGGATCGGAACCCGGATCGCTCGTTCAGCAAGAGCCAGCCTGGACTCGTTGCCACGGACAGGGCCCCGTTGGCGACGGCTCTGGCGAACAACGGCGGAAAGTGGGGTGGTCGGCGTAGGGTGCTGCTCGGCCTTCTCGACGACATCGCCGCCGATCTCACCGCGAGCACCGTGGACCTGTCAACGTCGCTGGAGCTGGCCGGCGTGACGTTCTACACCGACGAGCTCGTCGGGGCGCAGATTTCCTTCGAAGGCGACTCCGGGGGTCCGTACGAGGTCGTGTCGAACGACGATACCGGAGTCGCCACCATCAAGGGGGAGTTCTCCCAGGCCGTCCAGGACGCCGATGGTATGGGTGTCATCGACGGGTCCTGGAACCTTCTGCTCTCGGGTGGCCAGGAGCTGGCAGTCGTGATCGGGCAGGACAGCGTCACCGCCACCCTGTTCAGCGTCGAGGGGGTCCGGAAGTTCAAGGCCGACACCGAGTGGGAGTCGGTCACGTCGTACGGTGATCTCGGCCTCAGCGATGACGATGACCGCCCCTGGTTGCGGGTCATTCCCGACGGCGAGCAGACTCGGTACCAGATCGAGATCGAGACCACCTACGCTGGAGCCACGGTCGAGGCCAAGCTTCCCGCGAACCTCTGCGAGGTGCCAACATCAGTGGATGGGGCCACCATCACCATGCAGTGGTGGAGGCAGAGCCTCGGTGCCACCAACACCGGCGATCCGTACATCGTCGACGTCGCCCCGGTGGATGCGTCCCAGATCGAGCCTCACGTCTACAACATCACGTTCACGGCCGCGACCACGTTCACCGTGTCCGTCACCTTCGCCGATGGAACCGTGCTCGATCTAGGTGCTGGCACCGTGGCCACTCCGTTCGTGCCGGTACATCCGCAACTGGCGTCGTTCAACATCATCGCTGGGGACGACGCTGCCGTTCTCAGTGATACGGCGCGCATCCGCATCGATCCTCTGCCCCTGGACCTGTCCAACCGCGAGGCGTACCTCTACCCCGTGGCCCGGTCCGATGATGGAGACACCAACCAGCGCCTCCGAGTGGCGGCCAGCACCTACAACACCATCTCCGTCAGATCCGACCTGCTCCTCAGCAGCTATGGGTCTGCTGTCGGTGTGTCCGCCACGGTAGACACTGTGGATCTGGACGCAGTCTCTCTCGGAGTGGGTGAGACCGTCATTCTCTCCCCGGATGGAGGGGCCGCCATCACGCTCGTTTCGGCCGGTTCTGGTCCCGGGGCGACGGCCATCGCCGCCGAGTTGACCACCCTCGACACCACGGACATGTTCACGTTCACGGCCAACACCGACGGTACCATGACCATCGGTCTCCAGGGGTCGTACGGATCGAAGTCCAGCCTCACCCTCGGGAGCGGTACTGGCCACGCCGGACTCGGCATCGCCACCTCTGGGGTGGTGTACGGTACCGATGCCGTTCCGTTCCGGGTCGAGGGTCGATGGCCGATGTGGGGTGGGTACGATGGGGTTGCCCCCGCGGCTGCCAGGTACATCATCGCATCGGACCTGGAAGATGCTATCTTCCAGCGTTGGCTCTGCACGAACCTTGGCCTGGTTCGGATCATCACCCCTGGAATCACGGCCACCTCCGTGAAGGCCGCGATCGAACCGTTCGTCCGCAAGAACGGGTGGGTATACGTCGCCGAGTTCGCCGCCGGCCTCGAGGCCCAGGCCCTTCCTGGACAGGCAGCGGTTGCCGACATGGCCGGGTCTGAGGTCGAGTCGGACTATGTCGACCATCTGTTCCCGTCGAGGGCCAAGTTCCTCAACGTGGCCCGAACCAAGGCCGTCACCCGGTCCGTGGCCGGGATGTTCCTGGGCATCAAGTCGCGCCTGGCGAATGAGGGGGTCGATGGAGAGCGCGGGTTCCACATCGCCGCGGCCAACAACAACGAACAGGGCCGCTTGAGCCCGCGCGTGCTCGGCCTCAGCGACGATATCGGTCGCTGGACCCCTCCCAAGAAGCTGCTGAACGACAATGGCATCGTCATGCTGCTCTGGGAGGGTGCGGCGGTCTACCTGTGGGGGAATAGGCGGTACAGCCTCGGGCGGACCCCCAAGGGCAAGCGGTACACGATCACGGAACGCGACGTGTTCTACCACGTCGCCAGAGACCTGTTCGTGACCACCAGGCCGTGGATCTTCAAGAGCATCTCGGCCAGGCGACTGGGCGACATCCAAGCCTCCCTCCGGGAGAAGCTCAAGGTCTACTACCGAGACGGCTGGTTCAGTGACCATGCCGGTCCGGGCTTCGAGCAGCAGGTTACGGTTCTCGTCCCTCCGGACCAGAACCCGCCTGAGGAGCTGCTCGAGGGCAACGTGACGGCAACGATCCAGTTCCGGCCGCGACCCGCGCTCGAGAACCTGACCATCGTGCTGTCGCCGACGCAGCTCGTCTCCGAGGGGTGATACCGTGGGCGCTCGAACCATTCCCGACGGCGCGGCCGTCACCAACCACTTCTCCATCAGCTTCGGTCCATGGGTGGTCGAGCTGAACTGTACGTCCGTGTCCGGTCTCAGCGACGAGGTGGAGGTCGTCGATGGCCCGGATGGCCGTGGCTACGCCACCGGCAAGGTGACCCGGCGCGACCTGACGATCGTGGTTCCCGACCACGACCCGCAGATCTCCCAGATGATCGCCTGGAAGGAGGCGACCGAGAACGGAGCGGCGAATCACTTCTGCACCGGCACGGTCACGCGTATGGATGCCGCGGACAATCCCGTGGCGATCTACGAGGTCGAGCACGCCATGTGCAAGAGCGAGGCCCCGAACGACATGAGCCTGGATGGTGCCGAGGTTGGCCAGACGACCTTCATGGTATCGTACTTCCGGGCGAAGCGGATCGGGCCGTGATGATCGAGAACAAGGATGGTGATGAATGGCCGAGGGGGCGGGTGGCGATGCCATCCTGACCGAACGTACGTTCAAGGAGATGTTCGATGAGGGAATTCTCCCGTCGGGCAACACCTTCGAGCTGATGGAAGATACCGTCGACACGGCCATCCGAGTGGCCGAGGTCAACGATGCCAAGACCTGGAAGCGTAAGGCTCTCGAGGCGTTCACGATCACCAAGCGTGTTGGTGTGCACGAGGTCCATGAGGTCGGTCCGGAGTTCATCCATGGGATGTTGGACACTGACGTCACGTTCCTGAGCCTCGCGTGGGCCGCCCAGCTGAACGGGTCTACCTTGGATCTCGATGGTGAGTCCGTTCCGTGCCCGTCGTGTGCTCGCCCGTTCAAGCAGGTCGACTTCGGAGACCTCAAGTGCCGGGCCTTGCCGGCACCACTCGTGGGCCCTCAGGCTACGTACGAGGTGAAGGGCATCGAGGACTCCGAGCTCCCTTCCAGCCTCAAGGGATGTACGATGTACGTCTCGCATCCAACCTGGATGGGTTCCAAGTCTTCGATGCCTGAGAGCTCGTGGGACAAGGAGGCGGCCGTCAACCTGTACCGTGCTCTCTCCAGCATCAGGGCCAGCTCTACCGGTGGTGGGGCTCCGCGAGTTCCTTCGATCAAGGGAGAAGCCAGGCTCATCAAGGCCTCTGCCGTGCCGAAGATCATCAAGACCATGGACTCGTGCATTCCGAACTTCAGGATGCACCTCGACATGGTCTGTCCGCACTGCCGGGAGGTGGCGGTCATCCCTTTTTCTCAGGGCCTCTGACACACGTCGATACGTGGAAGATCGACCTGAAGGAGTTCGCCGATCTGACGTACGAGTTCATGACCGGTGTCGGCGGTTGGGGGTCCTCGGGATTCCAGATGATGTCTCCATCCGAACTGCGGAAGCAGCGGTGGACGTACGTGAAGTACTGGATAGCTCGTCTCAACAAGGATCGGAAGGCGGTGGCTGACGCTGCCAAGAAGGGGTGAATGGCGCTTGCCACTGCTGGACTTAGGCTCGTCGTGTCGGCTGCTGGTGCCGTCGCCGGGCTGATGCGGGTCCAGCGGGCGGCGTCCGTGACCGCCCAGGTCATGGGCCACATGAAGCAGACCATCGATGATGAGATGGCGTCGTACAGGGGTCGCATCGACGCGTACAAGAGCTTCGAGACGGCGGCACACTCCGTCGATGCTATCTCGAAGAAGTACAACGTGACGACCGATGTGGCACTGAAGATCTCGAGGCTGCAACAGGCTGCGATTCGAGCCGAGGTCTCACAGAAGCGTGTCGCGATCAATGTGGCCAAGTTGGAACTTCGCCAAAGGCAGATCAGCCTGCAGGAGATGCAGGCTGAGCGCTCCGAACGGATGGTACTGGTAAGGCAGATTGGTACTGCAATTCGTCTGATGCGCGAGATGCGCATAGTCATCGGTGGTGTGACCAGAGCTTTCGGTGTCCAGGGCGGCGTAGCCAGGAGGTCGATCGGCAGGGTGACATCGTCGGTCAGGGTCCTTCAACGTGACACGTGGATGGCCTCGTTCAGCGTGACGGCGGCGATGGCTGGCATCGGAGGGGCGATCGGGGCCCTTCTCGGTATTCAAGGGTTCGGTGGTCTGAACAGCATGCTGCGGGAGACCATTCGTCTGTCGGGCGAGATGGAATCGAACAGGGTGACGTTCGACACGCTCCTCGGTAGTTCGACGAAGACTGAAGACCTCATGGGAAGGCTCGAGACCTTCGCGGCCAAAACCCCCTTCAACCTCACGGACATCATCCAAGGGAGCAAGAGGTTGATGATGTTGTCCAGGGACAACTTGGACATGAATGAGCAGCTCGTTGGACTGTCGGCGAACCTGGCTGCGCTAACCGGCGGGAAGCGAAATGTGGCCGAGGCCGCTTGGGCGGTTACGTCCGCTGCCATTAGCGGTGAATTCGAGAACATGAAGTCGTTCAACGTTGTTCTTCGACAGGACATGTTCAAGAACGCCGGTGAGAAGGGAGGTAAGGCGTACTCCAAGGCGGTGCTCGGAGAGATTGCGGCTCAGTTCCAGGAGCGAACTGGGGGCCGTGGTGACGAGTTGCTTGCACGGCTGTCTGACACCCTATTCGGGCGCTCATCAAATCTCGTAGATGTCGCGCAGATCCTTGGCAGGAGGATTGGGGATGCCCTGGTCCAGGGCATCGGCTTGAAGGACCTCCTGAAGGACTTCACACAGTTCGTCGACGATGTCAACGAATCCTTCAAGTACCTCATGAATCCCCAGGACCCGGAACTCGCCGAGAAGTTCAAGACCATGCGGTTGGAGGTCAAGGATACGGCCTTGGCTATCAGGGATACGATCAACGTGCTCCGTGATGCTATGGTCACGCTGCGTGGGTACGTCACGATGGCGTTGGAGTGGTACAGAGCTCAGGACTCTGGGACTCGTCGCACCATCCTTGCTACCATCGTGGCCGTGTCGAGTCTGGCAACGATCTTCTCGGTGGCCGTGCCAATCACGACCACTCTTGCCATAGCTGTTGGTGCATTGGGGGCCGTGTTCGGAACCATCCTTGCAACGTTGGGGCCGATACTACAGTTCCTCGGAGGCGCTCTCGTAGCCATCGTAGCCGGATTCGGACCGGTGGTGGTGGTGGCGGCCGAGGGTGCGGTCGCATTCGGGCTGTTGGCGTTCGCGTTCATGGCGTTCCGGAGGGAGAACGAGCCCCTGCTGGATACGCTGTCTCGTGTATACGACATCGGGCGTGCGGCGTTCTTTGGGGTATGGGAGCCGCTCAAGGCCACGTTCACCACGTTCTGGAAGACGCTGTTGCCGCAGCTGCGGGCACAGTGGAACGAGTTGGAACACTCATTCGTCGGACTTCATGATACCACATCCATCTTCTTCTCGTACTTCAAGGGGCAGGGCATCATCACGATGCATGACTTCGTCTCGTTGGGATTCCGAGCAGCCAACGTAGTTGGTACGATCGTGCGATGGGTGACGAAAGCCATCGTTGCGTTCACCAGGCTCATGACGATGATGTCCCAGGGCATGATTCCCATCTTTCGGCAGACAGCCAGTGACGTGCTACAGCTTGGAAAGGCCTTCGTGCGTATCATCACCGGTACCGGTGATACCATGAAGAACTTCAAGACGCTCACGTTGGCGTTCGTCGACATCTTGACGTCGCCCTTCAGGATGGCTCTTGCTAGGATGTTGGGGTGGTACGAGGATGTCCTGGTGAAGATCGAAGCCGCTGTGAAGCCGTACAATAAGACCCTCGCCAAGCACATCGGCCTGCAGATATCGGCCCTGTCAGGAGCCCAGGACAAGATCTTGGAGGGGTTCGTTCCCACTCAGTTCGACACGCCCCCGATCGAGTTGAACTTGAATCTCAACCAGAAGGTTGAGATGGACGGGGAGAAGGTGGCCGAGAACCAACGACAGGTGAACTTCCGGGCTCGTCACTCTGGACGTGGCGGGGATCCGATGCACCCGCAGGAGCTCGGATTCATCATCAATTCTGAGGGTACCAACATCCGCTCCGTCGGCCTAGACTCGTTGGAGTTCATCGAGTAGATGGGATTCCTCGTCAACATCCCCCCAGGTCCAACCTGGGGCATTGTGAACATGGACAACTACCTGTCCGTGCCACTTCCCGGCCAGTTCGATCCGAAGTTGGTCGTCGGCAAGACTCGTCCCATCTGGCAACGGAGGCCGGGTCTCGCTGGGGCAAAGCCGTGGGTGAAGTACGTCGGTAACGACGTAGGCCAGGTATCGTTCGAGTTCTACGTCGTTGGGCTGACGGTCACAGACATCTATCCCGAGTTCGCATGGATGCGGCTGCAGGAGTTGGCCTCCTCCGATGAGGCCTTGGGCCGGCCTCCTCGCATCATGTTCATGCATGGGTTGAGAGCGTACCAGGGTTACATCACAGATGTACCCGAGATGCCTATCGAGTATTGGTCAGGGGGGCTGCTCAACTCGAGAATCGTACGTGCCATCGGTCCTGGCAGGGTTACGATCACTCTAGCCCCGGACGCAGAGCCACTACTGAGCCTCGGTACCAGCTACATCCCTAAGACCGAGGGTACTCTCTTCGAGGATCTTGCAAAGACCCAGTACGGAGACGCCAGGTACGGCCAGGGGTTGACGGAGTACAACCAAGGTGTCGGCCTCAACGAGACTATCGAGATGCCGCGTAAATCGTTGGGTCTGGTAACGCGGGACGTCTTCGTGGCGGCGTACTTCGAGGATTCGATCGAGGGGCTCTGATGCCAATCAATCCCGATGACGAGCTTGCACCTCGAATCGATCTAGCGACTGAGGGGCTGAAGAATCTTATCGTCGACGGCTTCGAGTCGATCAAGTGTCGTCTTCAGCTCAGTGCGGCTGATGAGTTCACGATCATCATGCCGGCGCAGGATATCGATGGTACGTGGCTTGCCGATCTTCCTCAGTGGCAGGTTGGTGGCACGATCTATTTCAGCGTCGGGTGGAACAACGATCTGAAGTTCGTGCAGGTGTTCGAGATCGTCTCCACAACTGTCGCGTACTCTGAAGATGAAGGCGGCGAGAAGATGACGGTCAGGGCCGTATCTGATCTGGTCAGGGCGGCTAGGAATAAGAAGCCACGTACCTTCGGGAGTGGAGACACGTTCTTTAGCGCAATGTTGAGTGTGTGCAACGAGTACGGTTGGTCTCTCGGTCTCGACCCGAACGGGGAGCTGGAGAATCAGCCGATCGCAGGCGTTGCGCTGGCAAACAACACGAAGGCCGGGTATAGCCTGGCGAGCAAGAAGTCTGGGGAGTCCGATCTCAACTGGTTCAAGAATATCGCTCAGTTTCTGAGACTAGGCGGACCACGGTTGGACAAGGACAAGGTCCTTCAAATGCCTAAGGCGACCGTAGGCGACCTGGTGTACGCCAGAGGGCTGCCGGAATCAGAGAACGCAAGGAGTCTCCATAAGCTCTCCATGAATCGAGACGGTGGAGAGTCGACCAGACTACGTCTGGTGGGATACGACCCCACAGCTCCGGCTGGAGAGCGGTTCGTCATCAAGGAGTTTGAGGCCGACAAGTTCAACGGCGACCCAGCTATCGCGTACGAGGGGCGTAAGGCTGAGAAGCCTCTCGAGCTTAGTCAGGATGACGTTAAAAACATGACTCTAGCGGTCTCCGTGGTCGAACATCGTAAGCATGGAAAGGAGGAGCGCATCGACGTGATCGCCTCAGGCAAGTACAAGACCGACCTCAGCATGGAGGAGTTCGCGTCTAGGTACTTTGAGACACGGGAAAAGCTCGGTAGATGGGCTACCGTCGAGGTCGATGGGAACTCGGACCTACTTCCGTACGAATCTGTTACGTTAGAGGGGGCGCTCGCAAACGTTGACCGTGGAGTGTGGTTGCCGGTGTGGGTTGAACATGTGGTAGACGCGCACGGGTGGAACACGCAGTGTCGGGTGATCCGGGTGGTGGAGGAGCCCCCTCCTCTCAAATCCATTGAACCGGCTTACAAGATTGGCCCCTAGGGCTGTCGACACAGGGGTTGTTTTGCCATCCTTGATCCCTAAGTGTTCGACAGCTCTAGGGGTCTTCTAGGCAAGCGAAACTATCCTGTTGTCCAATCGTCCTGGTTGTGCTATCCTCCTCTAGGAGGTTCAGATGGACGCCATCTTCAGTTCACTCCTGAGCGTGGATGTCATGGTCACGGCAGCTGTCGTGGCCGGAATCGTCGAGGGAGTCAAGCGGGCGGCGATCCAAGCCGGTCTGGACGGTCAGACGGCTTGGTTCAAGACGGCCATGGCGGTGACTCCGCTCCTTTTGGGGGCGGTCCTTGGGCAGCTGATCATCACCACCGAGGCTTCGGCTCCGCCATGGGCGGTGGGCATCGTGGCTGGCATGATGAGCAGCAAGGTCTACGACATGTTGGCTCCGGCCGTGAAGCAAGCGGCCGGTAGCGCCACCAAGTGATGACTCGGCGCAACGCGTACATCGCTGTAGCCATTGTGTGTGTAGTGGCAACGGCCGTCGTCGGCATCTACCTGTTTTGGCATGGTCAGGAGGCGGCAGCGGCGGCGGCTGGTGCCGCCGGTGCGATGGCTCTTCAACGCGCAGCTGTTGCAGCAGCGGCTGATTCTCGCCGAAGAGCCATAGATCTCGCTGTGAGCGCTGAGAACGAAGCTTCCGTCGCTAGGGACTTGGCCAGAGATGCAGAGAACCAGCTACTCGATGATATCCGCAGACTCGATGGCAAGTCGAAGGCCGATGTCGTGAACAGGATCACAGAATGATCGCCGTGATCAGCACCTTGGCTTTTGCCACCAACCCTGCCGTCTACGTCCCACCAGGTGAGGTGGCAGAGGCCGTGGGCCCGACGTTCATCGTGCCAGAGTCTCGAATGGACATTCTTCTCGCGAAGGCGCAGTCGGCAGACCAACTGTCAACAGAGTTGGTCAGGGCCTCTGTGATCCTGTCCGAGACGGCCGAACGGCTACGCAACCTGGCCGACATGAACGCCGAAATCGTCAGCTCGTCGACGGAGCTCAACATCAGGTTGGCCGAGTCCGAGGCTCGGCTCAACACGGTTCGACGGCAACGTAACTCAGTGGCCCTCATCGGTGGAGCCGTGGTGCTGGGTTGCGTTGCTGGGGTGGTCACGGCCGCCGCCATGTAACTACGGGCGGGTGAACTCGAAGGGGGTGGGCGAGCCAGATCCATCCTTGACGAGGGGGAAGAAGCCCTCGTTGGCTTCCGCCTCCGGCCCGACCATGTAGGTGATGTAGTCCTGCGAGCCTCCCTCCTCGACGTATGCCTTCACGTGAGACCACGTGGTGGTGACATCGAGCTTCCCGTTCACGTAGCCGGACGCGTACGTCCCGCTGGGCAACTTGTGCTTGACGATCAGACTGCTGTCGTCGAGGGTCGCGGCGTATCCGGTCGCCAGGGTGATCGTGGTCCCGGTGATCCGCGTCGAGGTGTCGGCCGCGAGCACGGTCTGGGTCACCACCGAGTTCCCGCTCTCACTGGCCTGACAGGACACCTTGTAGGGCCAGCCGTCGGCACTGTTGACTCCCGGCCAGTGGTACCCGCCGTTGATGTCGTCCTTGACGAGGGGGAGAACCACCGCCCACCGCATCTCGTCGTTGGTAGAGTCGTAGAGCTGCCAGCACTCCATGAACGGCTCATCGTCGTTGCGCAGGAAGTCGACGACCGAGCTGGAGCTGTTGTACGCCACGAGGGTGGTGCCCTCGTGCCCCGACTCCCTGGAGTACGGTCCGCCACAGTTGTCCGGGTCGGTGCAGGTGAAGAACACCTTGTACTGGGTGAACTTCTCCATGTCGAGGAAGCCCAGCTCGGGCGGATCATCGTTCTTGATCGGCCATGGCTGCGTGACCACGGTGATCGAGGATGCGTCGGCCGTGGCCGACAGCGCCACGGCCACCATGGCGCAGACGAGCATCATGAGCATCATCATGCGGTTGAGCATCGTTGTCTCCTGTCGAATGGGTCGAGTCGAATGTGGCGAAGAGGTGGGATCACCTAGGGCACGCACTGGTTGTTGCCACCTCCGGGGTTCGACCAGTTCCCGCAGGCCTGCTTGCAGCTCTGGGGGCACTGGTTGTTGGGGTGGCACAACGGCGGAATCAGAGGGCACCGGTTCCCGCCGACGCAGAACAAGAGCGAGACACTGCACAGCCGGTTGCAGTCCTTGCAGTCCTCTCCGTCCTCGTCCACAGCGTCCGAGACGCCCACGTCCTTCTCGACGTAAGAGCCCGGACACCCGATCCCCATCGTGAAGGGGAGGGACGCACCCATCAGGATGAGTCCCACCAACCACACATGAGTCTTCTTCATCGTTGCTCCCTTGTTGTTACTTGCCGATGAGTCCCAGGGCTTCCTGAAAGGCAGCAGGGCGATCCATCGTGCTGACATCGTCGTCGAGACCGACCTTGCACTCTCCGCTCGGACATTCCAGAGCTGAGAGGACCTGGTGTGGCTTGCTCTGGTCTCTGTACACCGATGTACCGGGTACACCCAGTTCGTACGCCAGTCGGTAGGCGTTTGCGATCTCTTCGCGCGATGCTGTCACCGGTACGTTGATCGTCTTACTGACCGACATGCAGCAGAACGCGCAGGCAGCTGCCTGCATCCGAACGTGATCCTCCGCCGATGCGGATGCCGCGGTGATGAGAATGTCTGTTCCGACCTCCGTGGACCAAAGGTCGTGGGAGGTAGTCGTCGAGCCGGAGTTGTCCTGACGACCGGTGATGGGGGCGAACACCGGTTCTACGCCGCTGGTCACCGAGATCGAACACCCGGCGGCACGAGACATCATGAAGCCTGCGATCTGTGCGATGGTACCGGTAGGCGCGACGCTAGTCATCACGGTGTTGGTAGCCCACTCCCCAGCGGCAGTTCTGATGGCGAGGCGTCGCCATCGCAGCAGGTGGCTTTGAGGGAGATCGTACCCGATGGCGTTCAGGTACCGATCACCGAAGATGGAGATCATGCGCTTGGGGTTCCACCCCAGAGGCTTCGGAAGGCCCTCATTTGCCATCTCGAACGAGGTCTCCCACGCCGTCAGAGCGATCTCTGACATTGCCGCCGCCGTGAACTGCTGGGCCTCTTCGGAGCCGTACCGAAGCCCAGAGTGGATCAGGGCCTCCGCCAGTCCCATGAATCCAACGCCGACAGTACGGAAGTGCTTGCGGGTCATCTCATCGATGAACCCGACGGGCGCACGACTGTAGTCCATCGCCCCGATGATGTATCGCGACGCCACCTTGGCGAACTCGCTGACCACGTGAAGAAAGTCCCCACCAGCCTCCGCCGCCGCCCTGAGGTTCACGCTGATCAGGTTGCAGGAACCTCCTGGAGAATTTACGTACTCAGAATTCTTCACGATGATCGAATCCGAGGTTCGATCGGTGAAGCTGCTGATGCCGAAATTGTGGTGGTCCTTCACGGTGATGTTGTAGACGTCGCTCAGGCCGACGTACCTGATCGACACCACCTTGTGGTTCTCACCATCCACGAGGTCGGTGAGGTGGCTCTCGATCATGGAACAGAAGTCGTTCCAACCCATGCCCTGGATGCCATAGCTGGAAGACTTCGGGATGTCAGTCCTTCCGGTGCGGATGACGTGGAGGTTCCACGACTGGGGCGTGACGGGCCGCTTCCGAGGGCGCCCCCTCGCCGACTTGGAGTTGACCACCTCGGTGTAGAACTCGGCCAGCACCTTGGTACCGACGTGCTTGAACCTCGGGTTCCCGGACCCGGATGAGTGTTGGGATCGGTGCTCGGTCGAATCGACGAGCTTGAGGTTCCAGAACGCGTTGTTCTGGTTGTCTTCATCGTCGTGATGGACGTCCAGACCCTCCATCTGGTCCTGGGGGGTCTCAGAGATCTCCGAGTACACGAGCCTGTGCTCGATGAAGTCCTTCCTTCCGGTGATGTACACGTACCCGGACGGATGCACGCACCGATGGATCTTCCTGAGTGCCATCCCTGGAGCCAGATCACAGATCTTGACGTACGAGCCGTTCTTCAGCAGAACGGGGTGGTGCGCCGTACCACGGAACGCGATCCCCTTGTCGGTGACCACCTCGAACACCTCCTCGTCGTGTCCGGACAGCCAGGCGTGCGTGATGGGCCTCACCGACGGCCGTCGGTCGAGGAGGTCATAGCAGAAGGCGTTGGGGAGCGCCTCTCCGCGGTCGGCGCGCCGGACCAGCTCATCGATTCGAATTCGCCCCTCGTCCGTATCGACGAGGGTCTCTCCGACGAGACAGCATGGATTGGACAGCCTCGGCCCGTACACCGTGCTGTCGACCGGCTGGTAGCGCTCGTACGTACCACAGTTGATGATGCCAGGGTCGGCATGGTTCCAGGCGTTGTCGATCAAGATGTCCCACAGTTGACGGGCCTTGATCGGACCCTTCAGGTTCTGAAGGGTTGGCAGGATCTTGGTCCGGTAGAACCTCGAGTACTCGGTGTCCCTCCACTGGTTCCGATTGGGAGAGAGGTTCTGAACGAGCCCCTCCCACGTGGTGATCACCACTCCGTACTTGTAGTCAATCTCGGAGTTGTCCGAGACGTACACCGGGTCTGCCCTCGTCATGTCGTCCGACACGATGATGACGGTTCCGTCAGCGATCTCCCTCAGACCATCCCCGAGGCAGTCGGTCTTGGTCCACGGGTTCTCATCGTCCTTGGGAGGATCTGGACTGAACCAGTGTAGCACCCAGTTCGCGTCGGCGTCGATGGCGTCGTAGAACTCGTCAGGCACGCGGACAGACATGTTGCAGTTCTGCATCGGGAGGTCCCAGTCCCGATTGGCCTCGCGCGGGATTGCGGCGGACCAGTCCGTCACTACAGGGATGAGCTGGCCCAGTTCGTTGAGCCTGATGATTCCAGCCGCCATGGCCTCCTTGACGGCGATTGGACCGGTATCGACAATCACAGTGAACGAGTCCGGCCAATCCTTCTGCATCGCGTACCTGTGGTACTTCGCGATCAGGGTATCGAGGTTGTCCATCCTCTTGGCCAGCAGGACACTCCTGGCGTTCGCCTCCCAGTCGTCCATGAACCCAAGGGAGCTGGGGCGCTTCGCGAGCATGAACTCCAGGATGTCGGGATGCCAGATGCTCTGCTGGAACATCAGAGCACCCCTGGCCCGCCCTGATCCAGTGATATACCCGGTGGTGCCCTCCACGCGTTTCGCAGGCCCACCAGAGCACATGCTGCCCATGGCCCCTTCGCTGCAGTGCTTGATCATGCACCCCCTGGGTCGAACGGTGTCGAGAAGGAGCCCGAACCCACCGCTGGCCACGTAGACAGATTCGGCGTGCTGATCAGCCGCCCTGAAGTCTTCGAGGGTATCCCCCATGAAGCCGGTGAAGCACGACCCTCCGTTCATGGGGTACCGTCGACCGATCGCTCCGAAGTTCCACAGCTGGGGACTCGACGGCAGCACCTCGCCGCGCGACATCATTCCCAGGAGAGTCATCTTCAGGATCGGATCTGGAACAACAGCCTCCACCACCCGCCCAAACGCGTCTTCCCACGTCTGTTCGCCGTCTCGATTGCCTGGGTCTTGGTACCTCGTCGTGAACAGGTTCTCCTCGTAGGGGGTGACGAAGTAGGAGTTCACGATCTATCTCCTGAAGAAGGTAACTGCGACAGCACAACAGTACATTATACCGTCGCTACCTCCTATGACTCCAACGTTGACAGTTCGGGTGAGTTCTAACCCGGTCGACCCACGATGATCTGGTCGAAGTTGGTGACGGAGTCAACCAGCGGAGCGATCATGGGATCGTGAGCCTTCACCGCCTTGGCGACCATCTGCACGAGAAGACGGTATCCGGCGTGTCCCTGCTTCACGGTGCGCAGTCCAAGGATGTGCACCAACTCCCTCAGGTTGACCACCCATGCGACGCGGACCATGGTTGCAAGCGGGCAGGCGTACTGCAGTGCAGTTGGATTCATCCGTGACATGAATCCCATGAGGCGTTCATCGATCTCCTGGAGAATCTTTGCATGCTCCAGGGAGAGTTCGACGAGCTTCGGGCTCGACTGAATCGCCTGTTGATCGATGAGGAGGGGGTCCACGCCGTATCCGAGCCCAGGTCCGAGCAGCGTCTGCAGTTGGGTCAGCGGACGGTGTCGTCCAAGGTCTCTATGGATGGCGATCGGCATGTTGATGATGAAAGCGTACGTCGCTGCCTCAGCCGTACGGTCGGGAACCATGTACTGGGTGCGATCGTTGGTCCACCGATGGATGGCGCGCTGGATCGACTCACCCAGGATGGTCTCCACGGAACTCCAGTCTGGACGCGTAACCATCCGTACGGTCATCGGTGCGTGGATGCGCGCCCTAGTCCAGCTTGCCGCGATCATGGGCTGTCGACGGATAATCCTGGTCTCATCGGGGAGAAGTGTAGGTACAGCGGCCTTGGACGCCAGTCTGATGCTGTCCGCGGCCTCTCTGATCTCGTACGCCGTGGTGAGATCGGACTGGCGCTTGTCCAGCATCTCTCTCAGGCCAGTGGCACTCATGGTCACGGCGAAGTTCGTGCGCGCAGACATCGGAAGTACGTCTCGTACCGAGTCCAAGGCTCGCTTGTGGGTAGCCCCCTCCCAGAGCTTCTCCTTGCCGTTCCATTCCTCTGAAACGTACGGACAGACTTCGCGTACGGCGTCGACAGCACGAGGGACGAGATACTCGTACGCCCTCATCATGTCGAGGCAGTGATCATCGTACTCGAATCTCAGGTCTTGGTCGTTGATCTCTTCTGGAGTCACCCAACCTACGTTGCTGAAGTCTACGAACCTCGTGGACTTCGAAGAAGCGGCCAGGAGTCGGGCGGACAAGAAGTCGCGCTCGGCCAGTGCCGAGACGCCTTCCAAACAGAAGTGGACCATCGCGTGGTCTGCCACGCTCTTGTGGCCATACCCGATGGTGATCCTCTCGTGGAACGAACGCACACGGTCCGTCATGTCCTTGGAGTCGAACGGAGGAGGATCGATGTCGCCATCATCGATCATCGTCTGCAGGGTGTCCCGCAGATTTCTGGGATTTCGGGAGAACATCCCGAACAGCATCGCCACGGCCTCCTCAGGAAGGCCTTGGACCACGGTGGCCTGTCCAACCGTGGTCAGGTAGTCGTCTGCGGTAGGCATTATGTCCCTCTCTTCTCGATGGTGGTGGAGTTCAGAACATGTCGTCAGGCGTTGGACTCATGTCGATCACTTGGCCTGCCCTGACAGCTGCCCTTCGTGGCGGCAGGAGCGAGGGATTTCGCATCCTGGCCAGTGCGTACAGGCTCGAGATCAGATCGTGTTCATCGGCCATGTCGAGAGCCTTCAACAGCACAGGGATGCGCTCCACGTTGATGTTCGGGAACTCGATCGGATCTGGCAACGGCACCTCCGTATCCATCTCCACGAGTCGGAGGCATCTGACCGACTCGATGGCAGCCTCACGTAGAGCTGCCTCCTCGGAGCACGCCATGTCCACGTCGACGATCCGCTGCAGGTGCTTCTGGTCTCCTCGACTGCAGAATGCCAGGACGAACTCCTTGTCCTGGATCGGGACTGGGTGGGTGATCTTCCGACCTGCTCGGACGAACGCCATGCGAACGGACCTCGGCAGGTCATCCCAGTCGACCAAGCTCGGGTCCTCACACGCCATCTCGAAGAAATCTGGATGCGCTTCGAGTAGCTGGAAGGCCTTCTTGTCGCCGATGCCTCGAAGGCCTCTGATGTTGTCACCGGAGTCACCTGCGACAGCCTTGATGTGAAGTGCGTGCTCGCCGAACGGCAAGCCCATCAGCTTGCACTGGTCGGGGGTCATCACGATCCCGTCCATGGACCTGCGCGCCAGATGGATGTTGTCGCCCACCAGCTGGATGTAGTCCTTGTCGTCCGAAAAGATCAGACACGTCTCACCGTTGGCTTCCACCCGACGAGCCAGCGTGGCGACGAGGTCGTCCGCCTCCCTCCCGGGAATCTGCAGCATGGCCACCCCCATGGCGGTGAGCAGCTGTCCCACCTGATCCACCACCACGGCCACCTCGCGGCGGTCGATCATCGTGCCACGCCCGTGCTTGTACCACGGGTGATGTCCCCGCCGCCATGCCCTGTTGTCATACCCATCCCAGGCTACGACGATCTTCGCCGACTCGTGAACCAGTCGACTGAGACTGGCGAGACATGTGATCATGACGTACACTGCCGTTCGAATCCTGTTCTCCACCCGCTCCAGATCTCGATGCGTTGCCCAGGCCGTGGTAGCCAGGCCTCCACCATCGATCAGCAGCCACCTGTACGGCTTCACGGGCCCCCCAGCCTTCGGCAGGGACGGGTCTACTTCGAACAGGGGGTGAATCTCATCCATCGTACGGTCTCCACTCGTGGTCTGGGAACTTCTGGGCGAATCGCGCAAGAACGACAAGGGTGAATTCACCACCACCATAGTCGATGGGTACATCAGCCTTCAATAGGGCCAGAGGAACGGGCCGATCGACTACCTCTCCATCGAGCATTGGTAGCGACACCAGCATGGCCCGAACGTACGTGTCCTTATGTCGGCAGCCGTCCAGCGCCACGAATGGCTCAGAAGTCCGCCTGCTCATCAAAGTCCTCCTCGGTCTCTTGAGATTGGCCCAACCAGCCCAGGAGCTCATCCTCACCGACGATTGGAATGCCAAGCTCCCTAGCACGCTTCAACTTGGTGGTGGAATCGTCTGGATAGTTGCACACCACATGGGTGACCCGCTTCGACACGGATCCCTTGACATCGCCACCAGCCTGATGGATTCGCGCCTCCATCTCGGGACGTCCACATGTCCGAAGGCCGAGGGTGATGCATATCACCTTCCCAGCCATGCGGCCTCCGGGTTGACGGATCTTGACCACTCCCGCCAGGGCCATGATGTCATCCCACCGAGATTCTACGAAAGCTGTGATGGAGGCCGCTCGTTCAGGACCTACCCCGTCTACAGACACTAGCTCGTCACGGTTCGCCGCTCGTAACGATTCAGGGTCATGAAACCTACCTGCGACGGCCTCCATCACAGACTTAGCGCAACCTGGGATGCACAATGACCCCAGAAGTTCCCCCCATCCCACCTCGGATCTGGAATCGACCTTTGCCGCCAGACGATTGGCGATAGTATCGCCGATTACGGCTCCACCCGGGGTCCTGACGGCGGCCACAATCTCCGGGTCCATCATGTACAGGTCTGCCGGTGTGGAGACCACGCCTTCCGAGACCAAAGCCCCCGATACCCCCGGTCCAAATCCGTCGATTCCCATCCGTCGACAGAATTCTACTATCAGACCCACCACCGATCCGGGGCATGCACCAGGGTCAGCCGAACATCTGCGGATGGACCCATCCTGTACGACCTCAGCCCCGCACGAGGGACAATCCTGACGGGGAGTCCATGGAACCTCGGCAGGTTTGATCACACTCTCTACGTGAGGTATGACATCGCCTCGTCGGCTAATGAGCACCACCGCACCGATGCCAAGCCCTGACAGCTTAGTTGCCACTAGATCGGAGTTGTGAACACTGGCACATCTTACCGTGGCTGATACCAACTCGACCGGGTCGAACACCACCCTCGGCGCTACCACACCAGTTCGCCCAAGTTGCTCCACAACGTCTCGAACGGTGGTCACGGCAGACTGGGGAGGAAACTTCAGCTTGACCGAGGTTCCGTCCTTGTACCGGAATACCATCCCATCCATCTGATATTGGTAGTCGTCACGAGCGATGGCCACGTCCTGAACCTTGAGCCAGGCATCGGCCGGTGTTACCCGCTTGACTACTACTGGATCGAACTTGATGGTCGTGGGGCCTCTCATCATGGCGTTCAAATCTCTGAGCAGCTTGAGCCGATCATCCTGTCCGAGGCGTGAGTCTCCGAAAGTGGTGTCGAATGCCCTAACCCGGAACAGAGCCATCACCTGGGTTGTCACGGTCTTGGCTCGTATGACGGCCACTGCGTTGCGCGGGCTCTTGTACGGATTCAACCCGGCGTCCGTACGGATCTTGTTCAACTCATCGAGGTTGTTGAAGCTGATGACCAATTCGCCGAAGACCGACCCGGTGAGCATGGATGTCGGAAGGTTCGCCGGAACGCACATGGCTCTACGCGCATTCGGCGTGACGTCCTCTCCCTGGTACCCATCTCCCCTGAGGACGCAACGATTGAGGGTCCCGTGATCGTACTGTAGTTCGATGCTCAATCCATCGTACTTCAGACTGAGGAATCCCAAGTCATTCTTTCCGAACTGTTCCAACTCTTCGAGGCTCTTGCACTCAGGGATGGAGTACATCTGGTGGAGGTGTCTCACCACAGGCCAATGCGTTGATGATGGTAGTTCGGGCAGACTGGAGACACTGACTCCGGTGGACTCGGCCCAGTTCCTCATGGCGTCCCATTCATCGTCCGTTAGGCCTGATTCACCAGTTTCGGCATAGTCCTGACGAGCTTTCGTCAGACGCTCTTTGATGTTCACCAGATCTCCAAGGTATGTGGCCGGCAGGACTTGAACCTACGTTTCCGACTTAGGAGGTCGGCACTCTGTCCGTCTGAGTTACGGCCACTGACGTCTTTAGTAGTATACCCTCTAGGGGCTACGACAGGTGCTTCGTCAATGCGTCGTACGTCGCTGGAGTGGGCTACGACGGCGTACGAGCTCCTCGTACCTAGCTGGGTCCCGAACGTCTCTAACCCATCGCTGGATATATGCCCATCCGAACCATAGGGCCATCAGCATGTCCTTGTACCGGCTCCGTCCTGAGTGCCTAATCTCGTAGATCAGCTCGTCGGCCAGTTCCCGTTGCTCGTCTGAGCCACCGGCCCTGATGATCATCCGGCCCTCTTTCAGAGTAGACGCCATCCCGGGAATTCCGTCGGTGAGATCATGCTTTTCGGCCCCGGTCTGGTGATCGATCATTGGTATGCTTCCCCAATGCTCCTCGACACCGTACTGGAACAGCACACCGGCACTGTTTCTTTCTACGATCATCCCGAGTTGGCCAGGGCGCTCGATGGATCCTGACGGGAGGATCGACCGAACCCATTCTTCGTACATCCACTCGCGGTACGCCGAATTTCCCGGCAGGTTACGCCCACGATCGAGCCAGAATACGTCGAACGTGTCATCCCACGTGAGCCCAATGCCCACACCGGCCATGTACGCGGTGGCGTGGTCCCTCTCCTGACCCTTCTTCTTTGCCCTGGCCCATGCCGGGTCCCAACTCTGAACGATCACCTGGTACGGACCTAGATCGCCAGGAACCTTCGCGTACTTCGAGTCGGCCATGGTGGCCAATTCTACCGCCTCTGATCCCGTAAGTGTACACGCGATGGCCGACCATGGAATGATACGTCGTGACGACCGTGGCAACGGCGCAAGATCATCGCGACGAGCCCGATCCAGCCACTCACGTTGAAACCACGATGCGGAATCATCGTGCGGTTCCTGTTGGAACTCGGTCTGCCAGGCCCAGTGGCCTACGCGTGCCTTAGTCACTTCCAAGGCTTCGGCCGTGAATCGAGCTCCCCAGTACGAGCTCGGTCTGACCGCCCTCGTCTTCTTAGCGCACACTGGACAGTCGAACCTACCCACGGTAGGTGCGGGCATTCCACAGCTGGCGCATCCAGCCCTGTCTTCAACGGCCCTGAAAACGTGCTGTCTGAACGTGCGCCCACGGTGTCCTGACAACATCTGCCATAGGAGACCCATCTCTGAGATGACGGTTCCATGGAACATGAACAACGCGTTTGGATGGCAGGCTGGAACTACACGAGAGTCCCACCATTCGTGTACCTTCCTCGCCTGCTCTGGAGTAGTGAGGAACTTCTCATCGTCCGAGTCGTCGGCGATGACCACGTCGGGTCGATTCTCACGGTTCTTGACGCCACGCATGGACTGCATGGCGCCCCTGGATACCACTCTGTTTCCATTCGGCAGGACGAAGTCTGACTTCGTCCACGTTCTGTTCTCCATTCGCGATGCGGACAGCTGGCCGAAATCACGAATAATAGACTCGTTCTCCTCCAGCTCCGTCTTGATCTCGTTACACCTTTCCGTCACCTGCTCGATGGTATTGGAGAGGAGCAGAAGACACCGACTTCTGTCCGTGAGCACCAGCCACGTACCCATGATCTCACACAACCATGTGCTCTTCGCACCACCTCGAGGCACGGCCGTTACTGTGCCGTCGGCTCTGTACGCCCCATCAGGCATGAGGAGTGAGTTGTTGACGAGCCTGGTAGCTTGCTCCACCAAGTAGTAGTGCAAATACGAGCTCTGGATATGACGTTCGAGCTGTACCCATGGGCCCATCTCCCCACACGATGGGCACACTAAAATCGTACGATGTGGGACCTCGTTATTGCACTTGGGGCATACTGGGTCTGTGGACACGAACTTGTGACCCATATACCGGTGTCCGAACACCCACGCGCTGTCTAGGGCCTCAAGCCTTTGGAGCATGTCGATCAATTGATCGAGCTCCATGACCTCCTCGTCTGTCAGGTTCCTACGCCGTCCGCGGTTGACCATCTCAAGGAGGAGCTCTCCGACGTCATCCACGTCGTTGGCCCCGATTCGCTCTGCGATGTCAGCCATTACCCGTCGGCGGATCCCGCTGACACCGTCCATTCCAGGCATCAGGTATTGCTGGCCACAGCGTTGCCAGAGCCGCTATCGGTGGGAGCCCCGGCGTTGAACCTGTTGCCTACCACGGCGAGGTTGGCGCTTCCCGCTCCAAGAGTCAAGGCCCCTTCCACGTAGTTTCCAGTAACAGCGCCATCGACGGCCTCGATGGTCCATGCAGACGAATCGAGAAATGCGTTGCCGGTCATGACGATGTCATTGTTCGTGTTTGTATCGATGTTCGGGTCGTGACGGAAGATGTTCCCAGTAATCACGAGGTCCCCAATCTCATCGAACGTGGTGGTAGGCGCGGTGGTGTCCTCGAACAGATTTCCGGTGACCACCATCCCGACGGACGTTGCAGTTCCGGTGGCACCATCAACCCTGTTGCAGACCAGCATCGAGCCATTGCCGATCTCGTTGACGTACCCGGTTACCCTGTTAGCACCGACAATACAACCAGTACCGGAGTTGAGGTCCATGTTACCGGTCCAATGGTTCCCGATCACAGTCACCTGGGTGGAGGTGACGTTGTCGAGGTCGCCAGTCATCACGTTGCCGATGATGAGATGGGTGTTGTCCTGGCTTCTCAGATCGCCCGACAACCTGTTACCGGACACCACCACCGTGGACGCATCAATGTCGATGGAATAGTCCAACCCCTCGATGAAGTTACCGGTGACCACGAGGTTGGTCGCGGAGGAACCGGTGATGAGACCGATAGCCCCCGCTCCTCCAGAGCCATCAACGTAGTTACCCGTCAGCACTCCGTGGTCACCACTCCACAGGACACACGGAACTGATCCAGTCCCGATCAGCAGCGAATTGCTGCTAGCAACGAGTGCGTACTGATCGGCACCGATGTTCAACGCCTGTTGCTCGCTGAACACACAGTTGCTGGAAACCACGTTTTGGGTACCGGTACCCGTCATGAAGATACCGAATTCCGATCCACCAACGACGTTGGAATGGACGATTACCCCATCGTTGGCGTTCCCGCCTACCTCGATTCCCACGCTGCCCGATGGATAGGACGCCATCTCCACGTAGTTGTCATGGATGAAGATTCCACACATGTTTGGCGGAACTCCACGATCGGAGTACACTCTGATCCCATCTGTAGCGGAAGAGTACGCCGTCAGGTCTACGTGATTGTCGTGGATGAAGAGATTCTCACAGTCCGCCGTAGCCGTACCATTCCCCAGATCGATCCCGGCTCCGGACTGAGCTCCAGATTGGAAGTGAATCCGGTTGTCCTTGATCCAACCGTTGACCAGACCAGACGCTGAGTAGAGCGCTGGACCATCCAGATTCGTGAAGTCGCAGTCCTGAATCCTCCAGGAAGCTCCTGGGGAAGTTGAGGCATCCCACACTACTCCGTACGCTGGACCGACGCTTGCCGATGCGGAACCGTCTTGACGACAGTTCCGCATCGTGAGAGGACCGAGTGAGTTGGAACCTGTGTTGTAGATCCACACACCGTTATTGGCATTGATACAGTCGACGAACTTCAGGTTGACGCTGTTGCCGGTACTGTAGTACGCCGTGAAGATCTGGGTGCTGGGGGCGTCGAACAGGCACCCGATGAACGTCAGGTTGCTAGTGATGTGAGCGTTGCTGAATGCCGCCACGGTCATGTCAGTAGCCACCGTTGTGACGTAGCTGAACCTGATGTTCTCGAAGGTCCATGACTCCAGGGTGGTACCTGATGGAATCGAGAATAGGGAGTTCGACACCCCAGTCCACTCGAATCCACTGGACACTCCAGCAGCGGCGCTAGAGTTGAGCATCCGTGCACCGACGAAGTGCACTCCGGGAACGGACAGCAGTTCCGTTTCGTTCACCACATCCGTTCCAACGTTAACGGTGCCCTGAACGTTGATGCGGAACCCTCGTACATCAGCGAGGTTACTCAGAGCCGCGCAGTAGCCCAGAGCCTCCTTCAGGTTCGTGAAAGCTGTGCGCGCCTCGGCATCTGAGCTCAGAGTCAGCTCGACCACGCGCGAGACGTGCCTAACACTCTTCCCGATTCCGATCAGGAACGTGATGTTTGGAGTCCCATCGGTGATTCCGTACGCCACTGGCACTCGATCGTCGAGTAGAGCATCCGCCATGGTGGTGTACAGGTCGTACGACATAGTGTCGGGATCGAACGAGACGAAGAACTCATCGGACGTTGGAATGCCACCGACGCTCTCGGCCCCGGGTTGCCAGAGCTGGCCTCGGGTATGGATCACTCCAGTTCCGTCGATGTCAGCCGTGGTAGTACCGTTCGTGACACCTGGAACTGTCAGACAGCCACCATCGAGCAGCCCGTCTGGCATGCTGATGATTCCGCTGGCAAGGGAATCGACGATCACCTGACCGGAATGGCTGATGGTCTCAGATCCGGTAGCCGAGTCGACCTGCGCGATGTGAACGTAGTCTGGGTCAGAGTCGAAGTCGGTAGTCGTGACGACCGGACCCAACACGACGATCTTGTACTCTGCCGCAGTAGTACTGGGGGTCTCCTGTCCGAGGTATCCGTCTCCGATCCCTGTGAGGTCGACGATCCAGTCTGGGTTTCCCACCCGTTTCGTGAGTTTCGCCGTGAAGGCGATTGCCACGTCAGGATCATCGATGGCGATCTCCACCCCGGTAACATCCGTGTCGAGGTAGACGACGCAGTCCATGGACCAGTCAGCATCTTCTTCATTCGAGGTCAGCCATGGCTGGACCCCGAGAACGGTCAGGCCTGTCAGGACGACCAACTCTAAGTGGTCACTCGCGTCCGACACCGAGTCGGGATTGATGGTGATCCCCGGAACCTCCACCCACCTGGAGTATCCGCGTCCGCCAGGCTTGCCGACGCCCACATCGATGGGGTACTCGGTGAGGTGCAGGTACACCGAGTACGATGATCCGTTCGCATTCTCGTACGGAATGTCGACGAACCAGTCTGGATCATGAAGAGTGATGGTGCGCGATCCCTCCACCTGCTGGAGCAGGGTTGACGTGTCACCCATGTCGTTGAACATGTCGCCGGACTCTGCTAGAGCCGCCAATGCCCCAGCAACGGTCAGCTTGCGCTCGTTGATGGCTGCCGCGTCATCGGTGACGACGAGGCCAGCGAGCGTGGCGTCGATGACGCATTCCCCAATGACTCGCCCGCCGAGGTCCTTGGCGTACTGCCTGGCCGCCTCGAACATGTCTTCACGGAGTCTGGTCGAACCCATGATCTGGTTCGGGAAGAATCCGGCGTGAATGACTCCGGTGCTCATCGAGGCTCCGTTAGATGGGGTACCCTAGCACTGAGCCGGCCCATTGTGCCAATTGCGTGATTTCGTCATCCGACAGTGAGCGATCCCACCACGCCACAGATGCTGCGTGGCCTGTTTCCCATTCGAGACCAACCAAATTTCGACCGCCAATGTACACCGAGGACAGGGTAGACGTAGGTCCTGCGGCGTCGGCGTACGATGTTGAGTTGCTCTGCAGTCCTCCTCCGAGCTTCTGATCGTACCAGCAGTCCACCTTGATGACGCCGCCGGTGATGTCACGCCGGACGAACACCACGGCGAATGCACCGGCCCCGTTGGCAGCCCCCAATCCAGCGTCGAATGCTGTACCAGCTGCTGCAGCGACGAGTACTTCGAGCTGCCCTGCCGCGCTAGCTCGGCGTATGAGAACGCTGTTGCCACCACGAAGCGTGGCGAATGTGCGTGTGTATACAGACTCTACGGTCAACGGAATGATCGCCATCACGGACCACCCACCTGTCGTGTCAACGGCGGTCCAAGATCCGCTCAGCCTGTTGTTGTTGGCTCCGAGGAACGGTCCTGGAAGTCTGGCCGCACTAGTACCAACCGTTAGCAGTGTGGTAGCCAAGGGGGTGGCAATGGGAACAACGTCAACACCCATCGGGCCAACATCAGTCAAGGACAGTACGTTGTTCCCACCGTCTAGCGACAGGTTATCCGAATCCAGCGCGTTCCACCAAGACCTGAGGTCTGGTACGCTTAGCGGGCCAGATAGGTCCCACTCAGCGATGGACGTGCGCAGCATCCGTGCCACGATGGCAGCGACCTGGATTCGGCCTTGGGTGAATGCCGACGTTCTACACACCACGGCGGCCTTGACTCCGGACGGCGCATCAGGCCCGTAAAACGCCTCCTCGTGCCAGTATCCTTCGTTACCATCGACTGCCAGCTTCACTCGAGATTTGAACAACCGACGATCGATGAAGAAGTCGACACGGTGGTATTGTCCGTCGGTGCCATCTGGGATGTAGAATGCATCCGTTCCGATCGATGTGTACACCCCGTCAGTCATGCGACCGATATCCGCGATGCCGTTTCCAACGTTCACTCTGGCGACGAATGCGTCATCTCCGGGAGATGCCGCCAGGTGGGCGTCCTCTGTGGCGTATGCCATCACCTCCCAGTAGTCTCCCGAGGCCGCCCCATCAGTCTTGAACCAAGCCGTGACGAGCATGACCTCGTCACCTACCAGATCATCCTTATCGGACGCCGACCGCACTCCCTGTACGGCATCGAGTGCCACATCAGGGCCCATCTCCACGGCCTCGTACTCGCCAGGAACATCAGTGAGGATTACGCTGGCACCGTCCAGTCCCCAGCCGGCCAGACCGTCACGCCAGGCCGTCAGCGCAAAGCACGATATGAAATCCAACTCATCGAGAACCGGCTTTGCAAGATCGTCCAGGCGCGTGGCAAGCTCGCCTGCATCGTACTCGGTGCCGGAAGGACCTTGACCCATGACGTACACGAACGACAGGCTCTCTCGATCATCCTCCAAGAGGACGAAGTTCATGGTGGACTCGTCTACCACGAACCTATCTACAAGCCAGGATTGGATAATGACCTGACCACCAGTGAGGGCGCCAGCCACGGCCCGATGCGCTCGAAACGCACCCCGCCATGCTCTCAGATCGGTGGTGGTGATGGCAGCGAGCCTCCTGGCCTTTTCTACCGTTACAGTCCCCAAAGATCCGTCGATGCCGTTGAGTTGCAGGAGCCTGATCAGATCCGCGTTCAAACACCGTGTCGGAGACCAGATGATCGGGATGTAGTTTTCGAGCTCCAGCAGAATATTCAGTGCGTCGGCCAGCTGGTCAGCGATGGCGTCCATCATCTGCTGAGCGCTGGGGTCTTGAACCATGGACGACGGAGTCCAACGCCGCGCTAGCGTCGACAGGCCAAACTTGTCAGAGTCTCCGAATGACGATCCCATCATCCCACCACGATGGAGATGTCTGCCGCTGCGCTGTAGGCCGGATCAAGTGTGGGCAGTTCGAACGACTCGAGCTGAATGCTGTCGCCAGCCGTGTAGGCGAGGACCCCATCACTGACGGTGAGCGTCAGAAATGTCCTGTTGGGAACTCCTTCCCATAAGAGGCCGAATAGGATGGGCACGGGCACCTTCCCTCCGAACGACCAACGGTAGACGAGATCTTCATCCTTGCTATGCGGCTTGAAGAACTGCCGCACAATTTGGTCAGCTTGAGCCAGTACACCCTGGGCCGATTTCACCGTGAGGACGATGGTTGGACGCATGGGCCTGGAGACGAATGAACCAACGATCGCCTCGGTATTGTTCGGCCCGTGCCCGCCGACGATCTCTACCCCCACGGGGGTTCCGTTCAACCAGGTCTCCGCCTCATCCAGATCGTTCGAGTCAACCGTACCGTACGGGTCAGACTCAGCGCCCACGACCATCACTCGGTACTGACGATCACCAGCGCCTTCCAGGGAGAAGAGGGCTCGACTGAATGGCGTCCTTCCATCTGCGGTAGTGAACGTGGCTCTGTTTGGTGCTCCACCAGTGAGGGCTGTGACGATCTCTGGTGCTGTGATGGCACTCTCTGCCCTGAGGGCAAGCTGAGGCAGGATGCTGTTTCGAAATTCCATCACGGCATTCGCATCAGACGCCTCGGCCTCGGCAAATCCTGTGGTTCCGCGGAACAGAACGAAACCTGTCACCAGACCCAAACCACTGAGAGCTCTGATCCCGGCGTTGGGATCGAGATCCCCTGGACTCTGTGAGTCGGTTCGGATCGTGACGGACACTCCGAGCCCCGAGGTTGGCAGCACGCCGACCGTACCGTTGCCGAGTACGACCGTCCAGCCGTCGTCAGGGTCCTCCTTGAGGACTGCGTGCTTCGATGCAGGGCCGGAGTTGCTGAAGTCTGCCACCACGGCCCAATCGGTCTCTGTACCGATCGAGATTTCCCACATTGGATCGGCCACCGGCTCGTCGATCAACACCGAACTGATCGGAAGGGCTTGAAATGCAGACCCATCCGTCTGTCCGAGCGAAATCGTCCTTCGCACACCTTGGGTGATGTACCCCTCGACGAACCAATCCCCATCGGGATTGTCTGGAGCCGAGTCGAGATCAAGGTCCGAGGGCAGGAGTACGGACGGGTCGTCAGCAATGCGCATCCTGACTGCAAACCCGTACGTGTCATGGGGCACCCAGTCGTTATCGGAATCCTTGACTCCGGTCACGTCCCAAGATACCACTCCGTCCTGGGTCATCCCAACCGTGCCATCGGTGACTCCAGGAACGGGTCTCCATTCGGCGAAGACCGAGTAGTCCGTTGCCGATTCGCTTGGAGATGATTGGCCGAGGAACGATGTGGTCGCGACACCCGAGGCCGTGTCAACGGTCTCCGATACGTTCGTAGGGGTGTGGGTGATAGTCACCTCCAACCCCTCAGGGACCGATCCGTTCAGGTAGTCGCTGATGTCGAACTCGAGGTTAGATCCCACGATCGATGCAGATGTCACCTCACCGGTCTCGTCGTTGTAGTACTCCCACGATGCTGTGATCGCTGGAAGCGCGGTAGTTCCAACGTCGATCGTCAGTTCATCGAAGAATGAGCCGTCAGACCCAAAGATGATGTAGTCGTCCACCTCCATGGCGGACAACGTAGCCGGGTACACGGACTCCAGGGTGACCGATCCTGCTAGAACTGACCATGTCGAGATCCCGGCCACAGAACCGATGGACACATCGCTATCAATCGTGAACACAGGGTCGACGGTGTTGGTCGGCGCGATGCGTTGACCCTCTTCGATCATGACCGTGTCAGCCACGGAGGCTGCCTTCAGCCGAGCGTACACCTTCCCTCGGGCGGGTTGTATCGGTGCGAGCGGTCGGTTGACGATCTCCAGTAGCGAGACGAGTGCACGGCGTGATGTGGCAGTCTTCGGGGCGAGCTGCTTCAGGGCGTGGTTCGCTCGCCCGAACGCGTGTTGCCCAAGAGCTGCAGTCAAAGCCATGATTTGTACGTACGGATCGGCAATGTCACGGACGGTGTGCTCTGGAAAGTGCTGCACCTTGAGATCGATGAGGCGGTCGAAGATGGAATCGAACGAGATGTCGTTCGACGGTGGCCACCTGACGTCGCTGGGCCTGTCAGCCATCGATCGTTACCTCTGACCGTACCCTGGTCTCGCGATCAGTGAACCGAATGGTGTACGTACGATCCTCGACATCACCCGATTCCACCACCGACTCTACCGACACGATCCTTCGGAGTCGTTCTAGCGCTCCTTGAATTCGTCCCTTGGCTACACCCACTGGCTTGTAGGTGATGTTGCCGAGCGAGATGTTGTCGTCGTTGAAAGGGTTGGCCCGCAGATCCCCGAGAGTCTGTAGCAGCAGGATGTTGGTCGCGTCGACCCCCTCTACCATTCCGATCCGACCGTTGATCGGAACCGGGGGCCACTTCATGGTTCTGGCCATTCGTCACTTCTCCGGGGGTGGCCCCAGTACTTCGTCGAGGATGCACTTGAACGATGGTATCTTGGGAATCGGTAGCGCCGGCAGTGGTGGTGGAAACGTGAAGCTTGGGATGGCAGGGATTGGCAGCGCGGGGAATTTGCAGCGCGTAGCCATATCTAGTCTCCGTAGATCCTCGTCGAGAGGTACGGCGCACCTGCACCTAGTGATGAACCGATCTTACCAGACATTGACGCAGCATTCGTCGCTACGTACGGTGACATGGTGGGAATGGCAGCACCGATGGCGATCACGTCAGCACACAGGAGAGCGAGGTCTGCCATGAAGCTGAGTGACAGTATGTATGGGTTCGTCGGTGGAATCGAACCATCTCCGAGTTCGATACTACCACCGCTGATCTGTACCACCGTTCCGCCGAGAGTGGCGATGTCACCGGACTTCAGCTCCATGCTGGCCACCCCGTCGGAGTGGACCATCATGATGCCATCGGTGCTCATTTGGAGGATGTTTCCACCAGGAGTCTGCAGATGGACCAGTTCGTCATCGGTCTGCATCAGGAACGTGTGACCGAGGGCCGTGTTGATTTGGATGGTCCCATCAGGATCGATACGAACGAACTGCATCTCGTCGGCTGCATCATCTTGCACCGCGAACTGCACTCCGTAGGTATCATCGATGATGATGCTATGCCGACCGTCCTTCGATCGAGCTCCAACCCTTCCAGCTGGATTGGCACCGATCGCGGCCGCCGTGTCGAGGGTGCCGATCCATCTGAACGATCCACCTCCGAGGTCGATGACGGCAATCCCCTCACCAGCCGAGGGGACACTCTGCCATCCGCCTAGAGACGGACCGGGGTACAATGGTGGGATGAGGTACGGGTACTCGGCGTCGGCGTACAACTCAGGGATCTGAGCCTTGACGTGGCCAGGCAGGTCGGGCTCAGGAACCCCATCAAGTACGACTGCCTCGTACAATTTCATCACACCTACCCAGGTTCAGGGTAACCTGGTTGATCGATCAGTGCCAGAGAGCTGGTTCGCGATTACTCGCTGGTACCAGTCTCGATCTCGTGGCTCTTCACGGTTCCGTGCTTGTCCGGGTTGTAGTTGGTCTTCGCCGCGAAGGCGAGAGTGACACCAGCCGCTCCCTTCACCCGACGCTTGGCATCGGCGACCAGAGGGATCGGCCATCCTCTCACGGCCACCGCCTCTTCGAAGAGGTCTCCATCCTCGTTGTTGTTGACGACCATCGAGAGACTGTCCGACCATCGAGAGTTCTCCTTCTCGCGCTTCTCGACGGCACTTCCGCTGTCCTCCACAGGGGGCTCCTCCACAGGGGGCTCCTCCACAGGGGGCTCCTCCACAGGGGGCTCCTTCTGAGCCGGTACGATCGTCCTCCCATCCGCCACGATGGCCCGTCGGGCCTTCTCGCGCTTCTCGGCATTGGGCTCGGTGATCTCCTTCTGGATGGAAGCGACGATCGACTCGAGTTCCTCGGGTTCGAGCTTCGGTACCCCGGCGCGCTCGCACTCGTTGTCCACGACCGCCTCACGGATCGACAGCGGGACCTTCCGACGACGCGCAGGACGTGCATCGATCGCACTCTTGACGATGGGCCTGACGATCCCGTCGTAAGTCTCTCGGCCGAACTGGTACTTCTCGGCGCCCCTCGGGTACTCTGGAGTGATATCCTCGCGACGGATCATCACCCCCTCCTTGATGACCGCCTTGTACGAGAGCCACTTCCTCGAGTCCCCCTGAAACTTGGGGTCCGGCCTCCACTCCGGTCCAGGGCGTCGTCCGGCGGTGGATCGCATCTCACGGAACCCAGCCACGACGGTAGCGTGGATGAAGTCTGGAGCTTCGGTCTCCACCGTCACGATCCGTCGAACACGTTGTGTGTCCTTGTCGATGTAGAACATGCGCGTTCTCCTTCAGGTGATGGCTGCCTTGACGTAGTCTGGAACGTACTTGGACTTCAGGATCGTGTCGAACCCTGAATCCAGCAGATACGTGGTGCCGAAGTCGTGGGGGGTCCGGCAGACCCTACCGATGCCCTGGACCGTTGCCTGAGCTGCCTTCCAGGTGTACCATGCCTCGGCCCAAGACTTCGCCGTTTGCCCCGGCCTGGACCTGATGTACTTCACCACTGGGTCACCCATGAATGGCCACGGCACCTTGCACATGGCCTGCCACCGGCAGGAGTCTCCCTCTCCGTCTACCCCTTCGATGAGCGATGGACCCACCAGGATGGCATTCGGTCCGAGGCCTCCAGACAGGAACCTATGGATGATCAGCTCTCGAGCGCCACCGGTGGGGAGCTGTTCCACCGTTCGTCCTCCCAGACGGTTTCTCAGCTCGTAGCAGATCTCTGCTGAAAGCCGATGGCTGACGGTATGTACCATCCCAGGCTCGTCGTGGTGCCGGGCAGCGATCCGACAGAGCTCGTCGATGAGCTTGGGAAACGTCGACCTCTGGTGTCGCTGGCTCATCTTCCCGCTGTACCTTCGAACGATTGGGCGGTTGCCAGGTTCGAAGGCGGAATCGATCATCACAAGGCCGGCTTCTTCGGCGTTGAGTCCCAATTCAGCCGCCAGCAGCGGCCGATTGAGTACTGTGGCCGTCACTACGAGCACCTTGTCACCCAACTCCGTCAGCGCCCCAGCCATGGGGGCCACCCGAAGTGGTATCGTAGTCCACCATCCCTCATCACGCCACTTGGTCGGTTCGTTCCATACCGTGGCAAACGGTACGTCACCGGAGTCCAACAACCGGTTCTTGGCGTCGGCCTCGTACGAGGCGAACTTGGGGTCTTCTTCGAACATCGCCTCGAGCTGCAGCTTGGTCAACAAACCGAACGGCTTACGCCAAGCCAACAGACGCATGAGTGTAACCTTCAGCTGGTCACTGAGACCCTTCGGTACCTCGTCCACGTTCGAGAGGATCCAGCGAAGCCACGGCATGAACAGCTCGATCTTCTCTGGTGGTGATAGCGACGTCAGCTCTCGCACGTCACCAGGCGTCATCTCAACCGTCATGTAGTTGCGAATCCAGTCCACAGCTGTATGACCCTCGTCCAAGCACAGCAGACCGCGCGTGGTGAAATGACGGCCGATGTGTGCCTGAGACAGAAGGCTGGCGTAGTTGTGAACCACTACCGAGGAGTTCTGCGCCGTGTCCAGTGCCGTGAAGTACGGACACCGTCCCACGGAACAATCGCCAGCATTCTGGTTGCGAACATCCGAGTCTAGGGTACACGGGGCGGTGGCGGCGCTACATGATGCCACAAGTCTACAGTCATACGACGACTTGCCCTTCATGACGGCCACCTCATCCCAGGACCGCATCTGATCTTGGAGAACCCTCTGAGGTGTCACGATGTACGATCTCTTGCCGTGCGCGGCGTTGTGCCTGCAGAGTGCAAGCTGGATCAGGCTCTTGCCAACACCGGTCGGTGCCTCGAGGATGCAAACCCTTCTGTCCTGAACGTACAGGACATCCCAGATCTGAGACAGGGCGTCGAACTGTTGTGGCCGGAGGCTGACTTCCGGAATGTAGGACTGCCAGTCAGGCTCTGTACTCATTTCCGGTCCCACCAATGAATGCCGCAGTCCTCGCACCGCCAGCACTCCTGGTCGATGTCGAACGTCTCGATGACGATGAAGTGGCGTCTCATCTGACACCAGAGGCCACGCAAGAGTGCGAGACCGTCGAACCACCGCTTGGGTCTGTGCACCAGCCTTGGCCTGGGGCAGACACTTCCCAGATTGGGAACGAACACGCGCCCATGGGTGAACCACAGCGTGCCGTCGTCCTTCCTCTTGAGGTAGACGGTAGATCCGTGTCCTTCGCAAATGCCCAGGATCTGCGAATCTCCAGGCTTGAGTTCTGGACCTATCTGGTCCAACGCCCAGTTGAATTCGCCCATTGGTGGCTCACCGAACTTGGCCTCTTCCGCCCAGGGAAGATCCCAGCAGTGGTCACCCATCGTCGCCCTCCTTCTGAATGAACGGTTCCTGCTGGTACTCCTGAACGAACCGACGCTGCGCCGGTAGCACGTCGCGTTCCCACCACCGCTTCATCTTCTCGATATCAGCCGAGCTCACCTCCCGCGGCGGCCCCAGGTCGTCCACGACGATGCTCGGAAGCGTATCGGCGGTGATGACGGCATCGTACCGATGACCACGGAGCAACGTTTCAGGCCTGACCATCCGAACCTCGACGCTGTCCGGGTCCTCGGTGATGATGAGGATCACTCGCTTCTTGCTCATCGCCCGCTCCCCGTGTGAGTGAACTAGGTTTTGTTGGTATGGCGCACACTCGCGTCGTGCGACATCGGCCAGAGCCAGCGCCGCCACACGGCGAGAACCATCCTGGAGACGGGTATCATCTCTGGGGTCAAGATGATGGACTGACCACCACACAGGCATCTGTGCCCGGAAGCCTAGCACCCATCCCTTCACAGGCCCACCGACGCACCAGTCGGAATCCCAGTAGCACCACCCAGGAGATCCGCACTCAGGCTCTAATCCCTTCATGTCGGCGAGTAGTCGGAGCACTCGGTCGCGCGTGGATGAATCGACCATCGATAGCCAAGTCTTGGCCCCATCGAAGCCGTGGGTCCCACCAGTTGGAATCATCCAACGTCGATACCCATCCATCGGAAGAGCTGCTTCGATGTACAGCCAGAGCCCGTACAGATCGATGCTAGGTACCTCTCGCACCTGAAGCATCAGTCGGGTATCCATGATCATTCGTGACCTCCCCTGACGAACTCACCGACTGCCCTTACCAAACTGGCCATTGCCTTCCGTCGATCGACCTTCCGCACAGACTCTGCCCTGGCCTCGACCATGGTTCGACGCTCGATCTCCAGACGCAGCTCCTCGTCCGTGAGGGCCTCCCTGGCATACCTGCGGAGCCAGGAGCTGTCGAGGACGCGGCGCAGCGCCACGAGCCCGTTGAGCTTGCCCCGACGGTTGGCCCACCTCTTCGGGGGCATGGGACGCTGCGGGTGTTGGACCACGCTCCTGACGGTCTCACAGTTGCAGACCTTGATGCGGTATCCTGGGAGCTCAGAGTCGTAGGTGCCGGTGGCACCGCAACCGTCGCAGGGTTCCATCACCCACCTCCGAACATTTGGGGGAACCGCCGCTTCATCACCCGTTCCACTGCCTGGCCGATGTCCTGTCCGGACTGGGCAGCTCTGGTGACCAGGTAGTGCCAGTGCTGTTCAGGCCGGCTCTCCAGAACAGAGTCCAGATCGTACGATGGCACGCCGATCTCGCGCAGCACCTCATCAACCACTTCCTGACCCATCAGGCGCATGAACAGTTCGCCGGTCTGGTTCGTGATGGCGTTCGTTCGAGCGTTCACCATCTGCTCGCTCACGACCTCATCCGGTGGCCTGACCTTCCTGCAGCCATGTATCTCCAGATTCCTTTCGACCCAAGCCTCGAATTCTCGTGGAGGCATCGCGTTGAGCTCCACTCGTCGACCGCGAGGCTTGTCAGCCCAGGATGGATACTCGGCGCCCTGCCAGATGCTCGGAACGAAGGAGTCACGCGCCTCCGGTTCTAGCAGGGGCCGAGTGGTTCCGTCAGGGTCCTTGAGGGTCTTGGTCATCATGGTCTTCGTGATCATCGACCAGACCTGCTTGGACAGGTCGAATGGTTCGTCCTGAAGCCCCATGGTGACAGCATCTCTGATCGTGAGACCGACGTCGATGACCTGGACGTCGACCGTATCACCGAACCTCGGGAGGTTGGTGGCCAGATCGTATCCGATCATGTACCCTGCCGGGTCGGCGTCGTGCAGGACGACGATCTTCACCAGATCTCCGAGCAGCCGTCGGTACTTTTGGAGTACCTCCCGGATGGCCTCGACGGCGAACCCCTTGGACCCGACGATGATGGCATCCCACCGCTTGTGGATGTTCATCGCCCTCATCTGAGAGGCGAGGTTCTCCTTCTCGACGAAGATGATGGTGTGGCCCTCCCACTTCTTCGGCTTGTAGTCCCGCACATCGCTCGTACCGAGGCGGACCACCTTGTTGCTATGTGGCTCGTACAGGGTTCCACGGGGGTCTCTCAGACAGACCAACCTTCCGATGCTGCGCTCGTACTCGTCGACGTACGCACAGAACGTTCCGTAGTGAAGCTCTCGATCGTCCTGAGTGTACCACTCCTTCCTGAAGGAGTAGTAGAACTGCCTGATGAGCGGCTCGTACTTTCCGCTATCGGTGACCTCGTCCAGTACACCTGGAACGAGTCGGAACATCTCCTCACGGATGGTATCCCGTTTCGGGCGGTTCGCGTTCTTACGTCGAGCCTCTCCAGCCCGCTGTCTCCTGACCTCGAGCGTCACGCGCTCGAAGCACTGGCTGAGTGGTCCGGCCAGCCATGAGGTGTCGAACTGCTGCTTGCCATAGCCGGCGTACCCCGGCGATGGACAGGTCACATGGACCAGGATAGCCGCCGGCGTCTTCCCGTGGTCGATTTGGTACGCCCTGGCCAGGGCCCCCAAGTCCCCATCCAGGCCATGCCAGTTGCCACGGACCTTCTCGCGCCACTGGAAGCCGTCCTTCCGCCGGAACGACGGAGAGCCGTACAGCACGGTACGGTTCATCGCCAGTGTTGGCTCTGGCGAGTACCTGACCCTGTCAGGCATCTGCTGAAGGCAGACCTCCACCAGGAATGGGACCTTGGTATCGCCGTCGCCGAATGACCCGGTGAGCGAATGGTACTGGGCATCACAGTCACGATCTGACCCACGCTCCGAGGTCAGAAACCCTGCCATCCGATCCTTGCCCAGCGGTACGAACTGTGGATTCTCCGCCAGCTTCAGGTTGCTGCATCCGAGGACGAGGCCCTGAAGGAATGACGACACCTTGTGCCCGCTGTCCACCGTTACCTTGGCGGACAGCGTCCCATCGGGCTCTCCGGAGAGGGACAGCACGGCCGGGCCCACCTTCGAGAAGGCAAACTCCTTGCACCAGTCCGACATCATGATGTCGGGTCTGGCACGAACGTCTGCAGCCATCCTCTCGTAGAACTCGTCTCTGGTGAACCAGGATGCGGCACCACATGAGAACGATCCGCGCATTGCGGCTGTGGCCCCGGGCTCCATCAGGACCGACCTGGTCGCCGTGGACTTCCCAGTGGAGTCCGTCATCATGAACTGTACGTGGGGGTTCATCCAGGAGAAGTCTCTGATCGTGGAGACAACATCCTCGAACGAAGAGCCACCCCGCTTCCACGGGACCTCGACCGGCCACGGCACCCTGATGGCAGACGGCCCTGGCTCGCCTACAGTGATGGTCTCGACCTTGACCTCTTGCAGGACCTTGTCGAGCTTCACATCCAGTGCGACTCGGGGTCCAGAGGGCCGCGAGACCTCGATGCTTCGGTCCGGTGCCCAGGCGGAGGCGATCCCGACGATGGTCATGATCGCGTTGCCTTGGGCCCCCCTGGTTGGCAGCTTGTGATGACGGTTGCTACCACCGAACCGCTCGAAGTCCAGGACCTTCTCGAGAACGACGTCTGAGATGCCAGGACCGTTGTCCATGACCTCAACGTAGTCCTTGGTCACCGTCACACGAATCATCGGCACCCGAAGAGCGTGTTCCTCAAGCGCCGCCACGGCGTTGTCGAGGAGCTCCTTGACGACGTACACGGGCCACCGGCCCATCGGGACGCCGCAGAGCTTGACCAGTTCGTTCGGCTGGAAGTTGCTCCACGTGCGACTATCGGTATGGAACGCGCGGCCCGCCGTCACAGGGGCATCCAGGCTCGGACGTCTTCCGCATAGTTGGTCATGTGTCCCTCTTCGATAGCCACTTCCGCTACCCTAGGACCATCCTAGGGGTAAGCGGAAGTGAGTGTTGGTGTGGTGGATGGCCCCCTGCTGGGGATATCACGCGGCTGCCGCGAAGAACTCCTCGTAGATCTCATCGGAGTTCGGGGCGTCGTTCGGAAGAGGCTTGCTGGCGAGTACCGGGTCGACACCCTTGAACACGAGACGCCCAGCGAGGCGTCCCATGGAGTCGTACTGGCCGAAGCTGTACTTCCGGGCTGCGGCGGTGACGACCTGGCTGGCACCCCAGAGCGTCGAGTCGCGCTGGTGGCCAGCCACTCCGCCCATGGACTCGAGCTGCTTGGCAGTCTCGCGCAGCGAGCCCCTGGTCAAGAATCCACGACGGAACAGCTCCACCATCAGGTGGGGAACGTCGATCTTGACCTCGGTAGCCAATCGGCTACGGTCGAACATCTCGTCGCCACGCTGCATTGCCGCGGCGAGGTCTGCGCCGAGATCGATCCCCTCCCGCTTCACGTGACGGTGCAGCATCTCCTCGGAGGCCACGACGTCCATCATCCCGTTCGTACAGAGCAACCAGAACAGCATGCCCTCCCACCCGTAGGAGTAGTCGCCGAACTGGCCGTTGCGGAACCGCATCCCGCTCTTGATCCCCCCGTCGACCTTCCAGCTCGACCCATCGAGCATGATGACAGCGTCGAGCCTGGAAGGGCTCACCCGAGCCTTCTGAACGACTGCCGAGTCGAACTGGACGTTGTCCATCATCAGCTCGACGAGGCGAAGGTGGCTGATCGGAGCGTACCGACGGCTCACCAGGCCTCCGACCACTTCGTTGCCGGACTCGTCGATGTAGGTTCGGGCGGTGGCGTCGATGTCATCCGTGGCGGCCATGGCAGCGTTCAGACTCGCCACCTGATGGCGAAGGGCCACAGCGGCACGCTCCGCTTTGGCCAGTGTTGCGGCGTCGACGTTCTGGACCTTGGCCCAACGGGCCTCGAGCTGAAGGCACCGCGTTCCGGTGAGATCGACCTTGGCGTCGAACATGCTCTTGCCCTGGTACATGGCCAGAGCAGGGGCGATTCGCCCGCCGAAGCGGATACGGAAGTCGTCGTCGATGTCCCAGTCCCAATCGAGGGACACCGGGACATCGGTAGGCTGAGGGAGGGCCTCCACGGTACGAGCGAGATCTTCCATCGTCATGCTGCTATCCATGCGCCACTCTCCTGGTTGGTGTGGTGGTATAGTCCAGGTAGTTTAGCCAACCTCCCCGTGCCAATTAAAAGTGGGTTTCGTCATTCCTCCCAGGTCCTTGGATCATCGTCGGTAGGCTCCGGGAGCCTACCGTGTCGCGACAACGAGAGGTAGTGGGGGCCGTGTCGGTCACTGACGTTACTGGACGGGAACGCATCGCGAATCGCCGCCGTCAGCTCTTTGCCGGTGATGGTCGGATCGTTGGCGATGAGCCAGGCTGCCAACGCCTTTTGGCTCATCCGCTTCTTTCGCTGGGATGTCGGCTTGGCGGTGCTGTCTGTGCGCGATAGCACCACATGGCCTCCGATCGCGATCTCACCCTGAGCGGTGTAGGACCATAGCACCGTTCTGCCTCGATCCGCACGCTTGAAGACCACCTTGGTTCTGTTCGGGGTCTCGTACACTCGTCGTGGGTCGAACACCTCGATGGTGACGAGGTCTCCTGCGGTGATGGGCAGGCCACCGGACCGACTCGTGATGGTCGCCGGCCTTCCATCATCGAGAAGTACGGTGTGACCGATACCTGGCATCGATTCGCCGACCTTCAGGACAGACATGTTGCCGTCTGCATCTGCGTACTTCCAGGTGACGTTCTCGCCATCGATCCGGAAGTGCAGTGCCACAGACACGGGCTCGACAGGAGCAGGACGATCTGCCACGGAGTTGAGTCGGTCATGAATTTTTGAGAGCTCTGCCTTGAGCTCCGCGTGCGATGCCTTCTTGTTGGTGGCTACCACGTTGTCGGGCTCCGCCCGACAGATTTCGTCCCTCATCTCGTTTTTGGTAGCCATGGTTCGTTTCTCTGTCTTGTGGTGGAGAGGGGGGGTATGGTGAGCTTCTCACATCTATACCACATCAACACGTCGTATGGTGTCAATATGGTATCAGCGGGGTTACTTCGCTATTCCGCTCAGGACGCGATGGCACGTACAGCCAGTTCAGTAGCCTCACACCGCCAGTTCAGGTCTGAAGTGTCCAGCACCAACGCATTTCGCATGATGTCCCACGAGTGCATGAACCCAGACAGCATGATGTCGAATGTGGTATGGTACGCTCGACTGGACAGCCTCGCAGGGTCGTCACCCAGGTTGATGAATGCGTAGGCGGGACAGTACACCACCAGATCGTAGATGGCCATGTGCGCACGAGCCGCCTCTAGAAACTCATAGTTCACGACCTCGACGCAGTGTAGCAGGGCGTAGCACAGGTCGTCGATAGTGGTTCTATCCGTGACGAAGGGGAGGTTGGCACGTTCCCATTCTATCTTCGTCTTCTGAAGACCGGTCTGGAACAGCGGTCGTACCGTACCACCACGGCCGTAGGTGGCCCAATCTATCATGGAGATTTGTGCAGCCGACTTGGGGTCGTACCCCTCCATGAGGGCTGCCTTGTACGCCTGCTTCGATGCCCTATCCACGTCGTACGGGCTACCGAAACCCATGGCGGCGGCTGTGGACCTGGAACCGTGTGGGTTCATGGGAATCCCGAACGTGGTGGAGATGTGGGTTGCCAGCGTGGTCTTGCCAGTACCTGATGCTCCGATGAGAGCTATTCTCACCGGTCGATCGGACTTTCCCATGTCTTTCTCCCGTCGTATTCGTACAGCACGACACCGCTCGCCGCGGCCAAGCGACGAGTGACCTGATCCTCCTCGTCGTGGTAGCCTTCTAGGAAGACCACCGACTTGATCCCTGCTGCAACAAGATCGGTGATGCACGTGGGACACGGCATCGTGGTGATGTACGCCGTAGTCCTGTCGGTAGCCACTCCGCGCTTGGCAGCATGGGCGATGGCGTTGCGTTCGGCATGGATGGTACGAACGCAGTGCCCATCGTGCATGATGTGACCCGTATCGTCACAGTGTTCAGTTCCAGGAGCCGAGCCATTGTACCCGGTGCTCACCACATTCCACTGAGGCGACACCAGTACGCACCCCACCCTGCGACGGTCACACGTCGATCTGGTGGAGATCATCACCGCCATGTGCATGAAGTACTCGTCCCAAGATGGCCTCATCACCGTTCCCCCCTGGCCTTACTGGCTTGGTACTCGGCAATTGCTCGCTCTCGATCAGTCAACCTCAGGCCCTGAGCCGCGCGCCGTATGCAGCCTGGCCAGAAATCGTTAACGAACCAGTCTGGAAGTTCCGTTCGGTGCTTGAGAAGCACCAGGTCAACCTCAGCGATGATGTACCAATCCGTGGTAGTCGTCAACGTCTCAGCAACCGGGCTGACCACAACAGGAACGAACATGTCACCCTGCTTGGGTTCGTTAGCCCGACGGGCCTTGGCCACGGCCCTGTCAACCGCATCCTTCGATACGCCGGCCCGAACGGCCATGGCCGTTAGAACACGACTGAGCACTAACAACGTGTTCTTGGCCGTGGATACTCGCTCCAGCTCCGCACCCAGAACGGATTCAGGACGAATCCGATTGAGCTCCCGGGCGAGCTCCACCAACAGCACCCTAAGGTCTGGTGGGCTGTCCATCATGCGACTCCCATGAACAGATCGAACTCCCTCCATCCTTCGGCGATGCAGATGTACGTCTCGTTTTTCTCGTCGTGCGGGTTGAGTGGGACCCACACCCGAAGTCGATTCTCACGGGCGGTGTTGGTGACAACAGCCGCCGAGTTCAGACACCGTCGATGCAGGGCCTTGATGTGGTGGTCCTGAGCGCCTGACAACCCTAGAGATCGATACGTCCTCATCATATCGGTACCAACAAGCCTGTCGACCTTGAATTCTACCATGACAGGTCGGTTGGTAACGACCAGGGCGTCAGGAACTCCACGGGTGAAACTGTCGCTCAGCTTCACGAAGTGTGCACCTCGAGTCTCGAGGTGCTTCCTTATGGTCACCGTGATCTTGGTTTCAGGGTTCGGTGGCACCGATCCTCTCTATCTCGACCGAGATGCTCTCGAGGTGCTCCTCGCTGATCTCACCTACGGCCAACTCTTTCAAGATGGCCTCGATGATGCGGCCCATGTGCTCACGGTGTAGCATCACCCCGGCCCTCTTCGGGACGGGCGGTTCGTCCGGGCCTTGAGCGTACCACCACTCACGAATGTCGATGAAGTTCTGCGGGATCTGATTCTTCTTGGTCATGTGACGCTTGACTTCGACCCTGATGTCGACGTTACCCGACTTCACCAAGGTCAGCAGCGTCCTCTCCTCGATGATGACATGGTTCTCGCGGCGGCTCTGCTTGTCGTTCTTCCACTTCTTGCCTTCCTTGTTCCGCTCCAGATCCTCAGATCCTTCTGCCACTGCGTCCTCCTCATACTGGTAGTTTAGCCGAGACACCGGTAGCATTGTCCCACGGGCCGTCGGAACGTTCAGATGACGATGCTAGCGGTACGTTCAATCCGAACAGGTTCGTCATGCACGACCTGACCACCCAGTCAGTCCTGACATTATCGAGCGACCTGTGGATCTCACCCATCTGCTCGTCATGGATACAGGTGAGGATTCTGGCTCCATCACTACGACGGAGTCCAGTGACAGAATCGATAGACCCACCACCGAACCCTGGTGACCTGAACACCTCGGAGGTCCTGACGAATCCCACCTTGAACGCAGTGGCAGCCCACCCTTGGATCAGGCGGTTCAAGCCTACGTACGCTCTGGCCACCGGTAGGTAGTAACGTCTGCCGAATGGATCGAAGACGTATCCCCTGCTCCTCAGGGCGATGACGATCTTTCCCTGCATCTGCCTGATCTCTGGAAACTTGGCATGGTATCTGGCTAGGTACAGCTTTCCGTCGCCAGGTGACCACCCTAGACCTCGAGCCAGCTTCTTTTCACCCATTCCGTAGACGAGCCCAAAGTTGATCCCCTTTCCACCCTTGCGTGAGATGCTCAGCTCGTCACTGACGAATCCATGAATGTCGAACTCGTTCTCCTCCATCCTAACATGGCGTTCAACATCGACATTCGACCAATCAGGCTCACGTTCCTCCATGAGAGCTTGGACGGCGTCTAACTCTGCTAAGGCCGCGACGTTAGCCAACGGTGGCCCGTACCCGTTACACAGTAGGCGATTACCCGTGTAATGGGCAAACCCACGCATCTCGACCTGTGAGAGGTCGAACGTCCTGAGGTTGAACTCCGGCCTGGAGATAAACATTCTCCTGATGGAGAAGTCCACCACCTCGTCACCAGGCTGCAGTCCAAGGACCTTCGCCTCGTCGCCCTCCTTACACGGTACTCTAATCAGAATCGACATGATTCCGTTTAGCCTGGACGGGTGCATGACCTCCTCCAGGATACGGAATAGCCGAGCTGCGTTCAGCAGCATCTTCAGTCGCTTCGGCACCTGCTGAGCGTTGTAGTCTGAACTGCTCATCCGGCCCGGGCCGGTCCCTACCGTCCTCAGACGATGGAACATCAAGTTCAGGTACGAACCAGCGTCTGAATTCCACCATGGATCTGGAGATCCACGAACGCCGAACTGCAGGACCCTGTCATCGAACCACGATATGGCTGTGGAGCACTTACGGTACACAGCCAGCATGAACAGCAGGTCCGCGTGTTCTATGTACTTGGACTCGTAGTACTTGAGGGCATCAACATCGAGAGAGGCGTAACTCACCAGAGGTGCCTTGCCATGCCCAGCTATTGTCGATGCCTGTTCACGCTCTGGTAGCTTCTTGAAGCTCTCCGTCGTGTGCTCGAGCGAGACTTCGAAGTTGAACCGAGTTCCGAACAGAACACCTCTGAGCTGGGTTTGGCTTCCTGGATTGAGGGCCGGCATTCCCAGGTATCCTCGGATCCAGTCGCGAGCGATGGACTGCAGTACCTCGGCCGCGCGTCCTTGACGCCGGCAGAAGGGTGCATCGTACCGTGTCCCACGCATGCATGAGATTGTGGCTTCAATAGCCGCACGAATCTCGAGTTCGTACAGGTCCAGGCGCTGAGACCTATCTGGTGCCCTGTGCCACCACCATCTGGTAGGTGGCTGATGAATCAGCTTCCACCACTTCAGACAGATCTCGAGAGTGTCACGGGCATCATCCTGAGCGTACCAACCGGCCAATGGTGCAGGGGCTCTCCAGATGTCACGACCAGGCTTGAACCTATGGGCCTTCAGCCAACGATCCAAGTCGTTCTTGGACCCCATGTCTCGCTTCAACACCTCGGCCTGGAGTGGCTTGAGGCCGATCAGCTCCTGGAATCCTACTCCCCGGTTGAGAACCCTGGCCGCGATCTGAATGTCGTGAAGTTGCCCCTCCTTCGGCCACACGATATTCTCGGCCAGCTGACAACTAAGCTCCATCATGAGATTGTGAACAACCAGATACCTATCAGCAGGCCTGTCGGCGATGAAGTCGCTGAATGCCTTACAGACCTGCAATGGGTCAAGCTGATCACCACCCGCGAACCGTGGATCGTGCCTGATGGGGGCGTACGCGGACCTGATTCGGTCATTGGTGTCGAGCCATGAAATGGCTATGCCCGCGATTCTTGCTCCATCCTCAGGACGAAGAGCGCTGGGGATGCACTTACTCGGCTTGCCATCGCGACCCTTCTTCGGGTGGTAGTCGGCATGGAACCTGTCAGGACAGGTTTCGAAGTCATACCCAACTATCCACGAATCCTGAGCCTCTCGAAGGGTTGATACCCAAGAGTCGATAGACCAACAGATCCTGTAGGAGGCGTCGAGCATACTGAGATCCTATCACCTTCCGTTAGCAGCCATGAGCTTTCGGAAGTCGTCCCATTCATCGGATCCAATCACCGCCGAGATGAACGGCTGCATCCCGGGCTTGGACATCAAGATGAGAGAGCCGTTGAGAGTCGTGTTGAAGATCGTCGACATCGAATCACTACTGCCACCGAGGAACAGGTCATCGAATGGTGGCATCACCACAGTCTCGTTGGAGACGGTCTCCCCCATGAGACTGACAGCAGCCTCGTAGTTCTTCTGGTACAGATGAAGGTTGCTGACCACATGGTGGTACGCACCGAGTCTCACACCAAGTGCAGAAGCAACCACACGCTGGATGGTGGTGAAGCTCAGCACGTCGTACGGCAACCCCAGCCACACGTCGTTAGACCGCATGAATACGGTCAGAGCCAGTCCGCCGTTCCGCAACTGGAAGTGCCATGCTACGGTGCACGGGACGTCCTTTGATCGCCAGGAGTAGCCATCCCATGTAGGACTGACCGTCTCAGAACCTGTGGCCATCAGGCCAGCCGATCGAATCGGGCCTTGAGACTTGCCCACCACCGGTGGAACCATGGGTCGCCATGTCGTCACGACCGCCTGGCGACTGTCGTTGTCCCGCCGCAGTGTCTCGATGACATGGTCGAGTTGACCGATCACGCGCGGCCCATACCCACCCCACATCGTGGAGTCATCATCGCTGAACCGTGCCATCCGCGAGTTCACGGCGGAAAGGTGGGCCAGACGATCGGATCCGGCTGCGATCCATGCGGCCTCTACCAGGCCGAATCGGTAGTTGGGCCGTCGCAGAGGCGAGTGGATGAACGGCCTGTGGACGTCCCGCAAGGTGAGCACGGTGGGAGTGGCGATCTCCAGAACCGAAAAGCCCCTCGGCTTGGTCATCCGTCCATGCTCGATGCACTTCCAGACGGCGAACCTGAAGAGCTCATCCATCGAGCCGAATGACATCACTCCGTCGCGGTCGACTCCTTCCGCTTGATTGATGAACGGCCTCGTGTCACCACCGGAACGTCCATCGCGTCGTGGACGCGCCGCATCAGCCTGAGCGTCCTGAGCTGCCGGGGGGTCATCCGGTCGAGGATCTCCCGACTGATCACGAAGGTCCCCCGCTCCGGGGAGACCTCCAACTCCTTGAGGAGGTTCATGATCGTTCTCTGGTTTCGCTCCGGGAGCGCCTTGATGGCCGTCTCGTTGAACTTCATCGTTCACCTCACCCATGTGTCTATCCTTCCGGACTGGGCTGTGCCACCACGGCGGTTCGTACTGCCTCGGCGATATCTTCCGGAGTCGCGTCGGTGGACACGACAGACGGGAGCTTGAACCCCCTTTCCATGAGGGTACGATGCAGTGACAACCCCATGGCTACTGATCGAGATACGGTTGTGTAGTTCAGATCGGTGTCATCATATTCGATGGCAGAGACCCGTACCATCCCCGCCAACCTCAAACCTCGAACTACCCTCGAGAGGGTATCCATGTCAGAGTTCGGCACCTTGATGAGCACTTGTGGAGACCTGACATTGCCGATGACCCCAACCTCCGCACCGAATGTGCTCAGGGAGATCGACGACAGCGCCACCAGTGGAACCAGCTGTGCTGGGTACCAGGTCATATCGAGCTGCTCCCAAGACGACGGAAGCACTCCGTTGGTCATCCCAAAGAACGCTGCCCGAACGGCTTCGCTGTGGCCCAGCGCGGCGCCGCTAGCAGAATCCGGAAGGCCGCCGTCCCTGGACAGCAATCTGGACGATAGGTCTGTGGATGATAGCCTACAATGACACATCATGGCGCCGATGGCCTGCAGTCGCATGTCGATGACACAAGCCTCGTCGAGGCTCATCCCAGCATCACCCCGGAGGATCGGGCCGTAGACCATCTCACCAACATGGAATCTGTCGACGATCACTGGACCGGACTTCGCCAGGCCCAGGATGTTGTCCACCTCGTCCCAGTAGTACAGGGCGGTTGGTTCATCACCGGGTGGTGGGCCATAGTGAACGGAATGAACAATCGTACACGAGCCCAAAAACCTCTGTGCGAGGGCATCGCACAGGGTGGTCTTGCCCACCCCGTCCGGACCCTCGATGATGATGACTGGGTTCACCTGACGATCATCCCGACGGCCGGCTCGGCGAGGTACTTGACGAGCGCGGTTAGGTCTCCCACGACCCTCTCGCACAGCGGCTGCCAGTAGAACGCACAGGTCCCGTCGTTGACCTCGAACTCATTGCCGGTCTTCGAATGAAGGATCACTCGTTTGCCAGCGCCGATCGCGATTCCGAGCTCGGCGTGGGTGCCTCGCCCTCCAGGAAGAAGAACGATCACCACGTCAGCACTGAGGACACCCTTGGTCTCGTTCAGTCCAACCTCTGCCAGACGGATCCTGGAGGTGTTCTTGACCGAACCATGGGTTGTCCAGTCGTAGGTACACTTGAAGCCTACATCGAGAGAAACCAGGTTGAAGTGCACTGCGCGTGCTTCTTCGGCACGTTCGAGCTTGGTTGCGAGGTAGTAATTCATGTGGTACGCTCGATCGGCTTCATGTAGCCGTCGGCGGTGCGGAGCGGGTGCTGCTCGAACTTCGGCCGCTCTGGGCCGCAGTGTCCCCCCTCCACCGCTGCGCGTTTGACGTACGTCCCCACCTCTCCGGCATCTGGATGCCCGCAGCAGAAGTCATCGTCCGGCTCCATGAAACAGTGCCGGCACGCCAGACACGTCGTACCTTTGCTCATCGTCCATCCAGAGGGTGTGAATCCTCACCAACCTCGATCTTCCAGGCCACGTTCCTAGCGGCCTCAGGATGCATGGCGCTGAACACGCATGACAGCGTGTTCGGACTGTGGTAGGCCGCCATGCGATTCCACACCTCGATCTCGGTGTCGTCCATAGCCGCGAACAGGTCCCTGAGGTTGCTGAACGTACCGTACTGCTCGAGCACTCTGCACCCACGCCTGGTCCAGGCTCGTTCCAGCTCCGAGCGCCGCCACTCGTAGATGTGGTTCTTGGCGATGGTTCCGTTGTTCACGGGTGTCGACAGGAGGATCATTCCTGGCTTGCCCTCACGATCGACCTTGCGCTTGGCGAAGGTCACCATGGCATCGAGGAACCTGTCACCGTCGGGCTTGTCCATGTGCTCGACGACCTCGAAGGACAAGACCAGATCGAACGTCCAATCTGGCACCTTCTCCGGTTCGGTCACGCAGTTGACGCGCGAGAGAACCTTGCTCTCGATGCCTGTCACTCGAGGATGGTACTTGATGGGATTCAGGTCGACTCCGCAGTACTGACTCGGCTTGTAGTACTTCGTGGCGGAATGGTCGCAGGTGAGCGTCCTGAACAACGGGATCTCCTTCCCGCACCCCATCTCCAGGATGCGAACCCCAGCCCCGAAGTGCTCCTTGATCACCTTCATCGGGAAACCGTACCGAATACAGTGCGCCAAGTAATCGCGACCGATCCTGTATGCCCTCTCTGGGGAGAGGTGCGATCTGTCGAACCTTCCATCGTCGGTTCGGTCGTGCGGGTTAGAGGTAGAGCCCACGTTCTGAACGAACATTGGCTCACCCTCGATGATGGGCACCCACATGTGCTCGATTCCATCGGGATCGACTGGCTCTGACTGTCCGTCAGAACCTCTGCGGAGCTGTCCAGTTCGTAGACAGATCAATCCTTCCATCCTTGCTCCTCCCACAAGAGTTATAACACTCATGGTAGGTTGCATCAAGTCTCGTAGCTCCGCTCAATTCGGGACTACGGAACCTGAGCCTCGAGCGCCGTAAGACGCTCCTCTACCATGGCAGCCAGTGTGGCCACCTGCGGAACGACGTTCTTGAAGTCTTCAGGAAGATCAACTCCCATCAGCTTGGCCAGCCCCGAAGGGTCCGTTGCGTTGATGATGGCGTTGACGAGCGCGAATGGAACGTCGCCCCACCAGTCCTTCGACGGCTTGAACTCGGTGTTGAGGACATCGCTCAACATCATCATGGCATCGTTGGCCGACATACCACCGTACTGACCGGCCACGGAGGCAATGCCAGACAATGGCTCCTTGTCATCCCATTCAGGTGAGACTACGTCCAGGCGCCAGAAGGTGATCCCCATCTCGATCAGGAACCTATCGAGGAACGACTCGCGCTCCTCGTGACTAGGGCCAAACCTCAGTCGGTTTACCACCGCCCATGCTGCTGACGCCGTGGCGAAGTTGTACGTCTCTGACCGTCCCAGCAACAGCCCAGGGATCCGCTCTGCGTTGCTGAACCGTACTGATGTGGATTCCTGAAGGCCGTCCTTGCTGAGGAGCGCATCGGGAAGCTTCGTACTGATCTCATGGAGGACCAGCTTCCCAGTATCGGCAGTCCCATTGTCGAACATCGCAGCCGGCGACCTGGCGTCGCTGTCTGATGGCACCAAGGCCAGAGTGACCAAGGAACCTAACCCCTTCCGACCACGACCGAGCTCATCGACCTTTTGGATGGCAGCCTGTGCTGCAGCCTGGTCGAACGGTCTGGTGCTAGCAGCCAACACCAGCGAGTGCAATCCAGACTTGAGGTACTGAAGAACGAGGCCGATGTGCTCATCGGCCGCATCGGCCGCTCGCATCTCGCTATGCCACGCCGACCATCCGTACGGGTACACTCCTGGAAACGAGGTCCTCCAGTGCATCACCTCGATCGCAGCCGGATGTCCGTCCGGAACCTGTCCGGGGGTGTACGTTCCTGGCTGGCCAGGAACCATGGAAGGCTTGCGCCTTGCTCCCGTAGAACGATTGCCCGTACGAGACGACATCGACCGCCAATCACCGTATTCCTTGAACCAGGTGTAGCGGCCGTTGGCCAGCTGCACTCGCAGCTTCCTGAAGAATCGTGGTTCCTCTACCCACCAGATCGTACCATCTTCCAACGCCACCGGCACCGGTGTCATGGTGGCAGTTCTATCTGGATGTGTGAACCGAGCGTTGCAGGCCTCGAACCGTGATAGACCTCGCGGTGGCGGAACCGATGGACCACCGCGCACCGTCGGTTCTCGCCGGACCTGGACTCCACCCCACCCCAGGATGATCCTATCGAGCTCCTGGTCCTTGAACCCGGACCGGATGGACTCCGCGCCTCTTCCAATGAAGCCCGCCTGCACGAGTACCTGGAGCTTCCGCCGTTGCTCTCGAGCCTCAGGGGGCCACGTATCCGGCCTGGCCGCGTCGAAGTTCTCCATCCCTGGAACGAACTTCGATCTGAACCTGGGAACCATCTCGTACCGGACTCCGGCACACCCCTCCGCCACTACTGCACACACCGCAGCAAGATGGCCGTTCGACTTGACCGCGCGCATTGCGCGCGTAGGATTCACCGGTGGCTCGACGATCTGACCAGCTCCGACGACGAACGGGTCCTCCTGGGGTGGAGACCCAGGAACCTCGCCCTCCATGTACCCGATTTGTAGGTTCGTCTTCTCGAGGATGATGGCAACATCCTCGCGAGCATACTCGTCTGCCACTGCTCACCTCACTCGAGCGGCTGCATCCGGCGCTGCTCCATGACCCGCATCGCCCTGGAGAGGTCTCGTTCGGCGATCGTACCTGCCGTCACCGACAGGCCGAGTGCCGTGGCGACCAATCCTCGCAGGTCGTCGAACGACCACCCATCGGTCTGTCCGGCCAGGCGCACCACGGAGTCTCCCGAGATCCCCTCGGAATCGAGCATCCTGTGGAGGTACACTCGGCGCTCCTCCGTAGCGGGAAGGGGGACGTCGAAGATGGCGTCGAACCTGCGCCTCATCGGTCCGTCGAACGGGGTGGTGGAGTTGCAGGTGACCGAGAACACCAGCCCGTCCAGGCTACCCATCCCAGACATCATCGTCAGAAGTGCGTGCCTGGTGATGCCGGTAGCGTTGTCCCCGCCGAACACCTTCTCGAAGTCGTCGAGGATGACCAAAGCCGGAGCCTGCCTGGACACCCAGCCGATGAAGTACTTCAGATCACGACCGTCGGCCAACCGATCCGTGAAGTCGAACGTGTACGCCGGCAGGCCGAGCTCGGTCGCCATCCACCTGGCCAGACTCGTCTTGCCCGTACCCGGGGGTCCGTTGAACAGGTACTTCCTGGTCCACGGAAGTCCACGAGATACGAACGCATCTCGCCTGCCGAGAAACCCAAGCACATCATCGACGACCGAAGCCTTGAGGCCGGACTCCATGATGATGGAGTCGAGCTTCATGGGCTGGATGCGCTCATCCGGGCCGTTGAAGCAGCGCAGCGTGAGTGAGCTCGCGTTCATCTCGCGCTGGACGATGTCCACGGCGCCCGAGAGCGCTGTCCACTGGCCGAACGCACTCTTCGGCACCAGAGCCACGTGCTCCACCCACTCGGCGCGGGTGTTCAACATCTGCTTCCGCACCGGGACGACGTATGCGATGGGTCCATCCGATGCCGCACCGCTGCTCGGGAACGTCACCGACATGCACGCGCCATCGAGAAGCGCGGCCCGTCCCCCGTGCCTGAACGACACACCCGGAGAGGAGAGGTGTCGCACAGAGAACGGAGCGGACGCATTCCTGAATGCGGTAGTCCACCTCTCCGTCATCCCAAGGAGACCGGCGACATGATCGTCGCTACACGCGGCGAGCCAGTTGGTGAGATCACCAACGCCGGCCACTACGACGTGTGTGCTGTCCATCGCCACTGGAAGTCCCAGACCTCGCAGGACCTCCTGGATCTCTTCCCGGGCGAACCAGTTCCGCTTGAGTGTCTCGGATGGGTACATCAAACCTCCGACAGCCTAACTTACCACGACTTCCATCAACGGTCCACCCAGCTCGGCTTCGTTCCGTCAGCCCCGCAGATCGCCTGGAACTCGCATACAGCGCATCCAACCGGGCTGCCAATGGCTTCGAACCTCTCTTCTATCGGCTCGTTCCTCAAAATATCGCCATCAACGATGCGAGACCGGATATCGTCTATGAACCTGGCGATTCTGGCTTCGGCACTTACCACTCTGTGACGATTCATCTCGATGGCTCTGAGCTCCACCGAGTCAACGTTCTTTAGGTACGCCATGATCACCTGAGCTCCGGTCCAACCCTTCATCCACGCCCAGTGACCGTACAGTTCTGCCTGATGGACATCTTCAGGCTTTGGGCGACCAGTCTTCCAGTCCACGATCACACAGTCATGCACTGGATCGTGGTCAGACCTCATCATCATGTCCACCTGCAACCAGACCTGCACGCCGTTGACGTGATATGTTACGAGGTCCTCCACTAGGACGATGCTCTTCCCATTGGTGATGGCATGGAGGAACAGATTCCTTCGTTCCTCCATTCCGTTCCAGCACTCATCCGGAGAAACGATGGACAGAGTCTTCGTTCGTACCCGATCAAAAAAATCGAAGTCGTCTACCTCGCCCCCCAGCTCGAACTCCAGGAGTCTGGTATTGACCTTAGGGTTGACGTAGCGACGCCCCCTGGCCACATTTAGTCGGTGCTCTGCATCAGATCGAGTGTTTCTCAGAAGCGTCTGTCCAACGCCATTTGCGTCCACCCACCGACGTCCCTCTTGAGCACCTCTCAACATCCTAGCCGCTTGGTCGTGCACAATCCTACCAGTTAAGGCAGGGATATTGTCGAAGAACCTGGCCTGGTACGTATCCTCTGCGCGTCTATCAGTCGGAGGCTTGCCACGCCTCCACCATCCGCGCCAAGATGCGTACACGTGGTACCAGTACTTCCTGGGACACGATCTAAGGATGCGATCGCGGCTGGTGGAGTACGTTATTGTGTTACGAAACTCGCTCACTCCACCAAGCCTCGATTTCGGCTTCGGTCATCTTCAGCCGAAGGGGCTTGGCCCTCCGGCGCCAGTCTACCACTGTCATCCAGGAGTCGTCAACCCTGGTCGGCACCGTACGCACGCGCCTCTCAAGAGCGTTCTTGACTACCCTCCCCAGGAACGCGGCGTTGTGGGTGCACAACCCCCTGCCTATCTCAGCGTACGCCATAGCACCGTGGCTGAAGGCGTAGTCATGGGGAAACCCCATGATAGCGGCGCACTCACGAGGTGTGAGGTACCTGTTCTCGATGGGGTGGATTATCGTATGGCCTCCGAGGACATTAGGGGATGGCCGGTCCATCCTCGCACGCGTGTGTGAGAACCCAGGTCTCCCCGTGCCTGTCCACGCAGTACCACGTGGACGGTAGTGCTCACGCATGACATCATCAGACACATCCCGAAGGTGCATTCCCGGGGGGCAGAACGGGAAGATCGATCGGAATGCTCCCCTATACACGGTCTCGTGGTTGGTAGAACCTGCAGGCACCGACGCCAACGCCTCTGAGAGGGTGTGCACGGTCCTACGAGGAACGGGCTCGTTGGCCCACACATCCTCGAAGTCTAGCTCGAACCGGCTAGCAACGAAGTGGAATCTACGCCTGTCCTGGTATCCACCATGGATAGCCGATGATGTAAGGAATGCGTAGCACCTGTACCCGAGGGACTTCGCTCGGAACGCCATCGCATCGAGAAATCCTCGGTCTCGCATGACTCCGTCGACCAGCTCCCACATCCAGACGTCAGGCTGAAGTCTCATGGCTGCATCGTACGCGCAGTACCTGGTATAGCACATACGACTATCCATCGTTCCATCGTGCTTCCCAGTACCGGCGTAAGCAACGCAAGGTGGATTGGCGTAGAATACATCTGGAACGATGTCCTTATCCCGCAGCTGATCGATGTACTCCTTCCATAGATCGAGACTGGCTACGGCAACCGGCCACCTCTGCTTGGAGGTGTGAGACCCGAGGGCCAGGTCCGGAAGTTCGAGATGACCGGCCACCGTGAACCCGGCCTCTTCCATTCCGAAGGAAAATCCTCCGGCGAAGATGCATGTCCCGAGAGCTGTGTGCTCATCGGACGCCTCGTTCAAACGAACCGTGATCGCAGAGAACTGGTCGTCCAACGGATGCGATTGGTACCCCAGGCTAATAGCCTGCATCTTGCCTCTCATTGTTGATCTGGTCCTTCTTCACGAAGGCAGAGTACAGGTCCTGTAGTCCCATTCCAGGGATCGCCTGAACCGCACCGCAGATCCACGGAACGAGTTGGATGTAGACATAACCGGACGCCGGCGGAAACGTCTCGCGCTCGGCCTTGGTCATCCTCGACAGACCGTACCTGATGGTTGCTGCTGAGTCGAAGAACTGTGCCCTGAGGAAGTTGATGCGCGTCGCGGCTTCCTTGGTCCACTCCCGCCCATGGCTACCGCGGCCATGATCGTACAGGGCTCGCATCTTCGGGCCGTTCCTCTCCCAGCTCGATGCCCCGATGACCCATGCCTCGTCGAGGCCAATCTTCGGGTATCGCATCTGTTCCTTGCTCCTGGCAACGGCCGCCGCCACGAGTTCCGATTCAGGCTGACCCCCCATGTAGATGTACGTGTTCAGCGCGAAACACATGATATCGACGAGCTCCATCATGAGTTCGAGCTTGTCAGGATCGTGCGGATTGGTCTTGTGGTGTTTCCATCCACCCTCGACCATGTCCCAGGCCTCGGAGCACTCCTGACCACCCATGTCTAGGTGATGCAACACGGCCCGTACGTCACAGCGCCGTGATGAGCCGAAATCGCGCAACTCTGCCAGCTTGGCTTCTCCGTATACCCGAGCCTGGAAGCGCCTCTGGCGAGAGATCATATCGGCCTGAGGGTCCGAAGGCAGGTCGACGAGATCGATACCATTTGGGGCGCAGGCCTGAACGTTCAACGGTTCCTCCGTTTGGCGGCGCGGGTAACCTTTCTACGCCTCTTCTTATCCCTACGTTCTTCTCGAGACAGCCTCGTACGTCGTTGTTCTTCGGGCCGCGCTAGTACGGCTGACGTCCACGAGTCTGATCTGGTCGCTGTTGGCATTCCGATCTTCGGAATCAATGAGGATGACCCGGTACCTTTGGTTGCCACACTGAAACTGAACGGCCCGACGACCAAGGTAGCCGCGTAGGCTGCCTTGGCGACGGGTCGCCTCGATATGCGCTGGGCGGCGTTCACGAAAAAACGCCTCACCCCCTCGGAAGGGTCGGCCACTATCCCTCGGCCTTGTCCTTCTTGCCCTTGCCCTTCTTGGGCTCGGCGGGCTCGTCGGTGACGAGCCCGGCAGCCTCGTCGGCGGCCTCGTCGGCGGCCTCGTCGGCGGCCTCGTCGGCGGCCTTCTTCTTCGGCCGCTCGACCGGTGGTGCGGTCTTCACGACGGTGGTCTTGTCGGCGATGCGATCGGCCAGCTCGGTGGGAATCGCCGCCATCTTCTCGTCGTGGGTACCGTCGGCGTTCAGGTAGAACTTCCGCGCCTCGATCGCGGCGATCAGGTGGTCCGGCGGATCGGTGACGCTCATCCGCCCCGGGGCGCCGGTCTTGCTGTCCGGCTTGATCGCGTTCAGGTAGTACGGCACGTGCTTGTCGGCCTTCTGGACGAACTTCTGCGCCTTTTCCTCGATCCCCATCCGGCGGGCCTCACCCATCACCCGCGACGCGAACGCGCCGTTGGTCTGGAGCGGACCCGGACCACCATCCTCGCCCATGGCGACGCGCAGGATCGCATCCTTCAAGGAGGGACCCTTCGGCTTGGTCGGCCCAGAGGCCTTCCTGGTACCCCCACCGGCGGTGCTCGACCTCCGCTTCCGCTCGGGGACCACGTCGGTGTCGCCAGAGACGATCCTCGGGCTGTCCGACGGGTTCGGAACCATCAGGGCCAGGCCGTCCCACAGGACGATGACGTGCGGCTGGCCATCCTTCTCGATGTCATCGGCGATGACGTCCACCGGGGTGCCGGCCGGGACCACGACGGCTGCCTTGCCGGAGCCCACCTCGATGGCAGACGCGAGGCGATGGGTGGTGGCGAGGTCGGGCTTCGCCGTGGCGACCCACTCGCCGAGGCGACCCCAGGTGAGATCGCCGGACTTGACCGCCTCGAACACGAGGCTCGGCGGCGGCGGGGTCTTCAGGTCGCGGGCCTCGAGTCCGAACGAGAAGCCGGTGTCGAGCGCGTTGCCGAGCACCTCGTCGGGCCCCGAGCCGTTGCTCGGAACCTGCTGCTCCTTGCTGAAGGTGCCACCCGTCAGGCCGCGGTGATAGCCGCAGGCGAACAGGGTCTGCTCGGTCATGAACTCGGCGGGGTCCAGGTTGTAGTCGGCGAGGACACCGGCCAGCTGGTCACCGGGGTCCTTCTCGTCGGGCTCTTCTCCGAGGTAGACGAGGGCCGCCTGTGTGGCGGCCAGTGTGAGCGCGAGTGCCATTCTCATCCTCCGTGGTGGTTTCTTCACGTGCATGATATGTATCTTAGTACATATCATGATCCATAACTAAATCACTCTCGATGATCGATCACTACCGTTCATGATTAGAAGAGGTCCTCCCCATCTACCTCAGGAGGGTTCGTCTCCATGTCTCGCAGCAACCCTACGAAGTCTGAGGTCCACACCATCGAAGTGTTTCGACCGTTCTCGGTGTCGAAGATCGCAGCGCCATTCTGTGCCAGCTTGGACATGAACAGGCGCGCCTCTCCACCGTCCAGACCTAGCACCATTCCAATCGAATTGGGGTTCACCTTCCTCAGGCCCAGAAGGGCTCTACACGTTGCTGGTACAGCGCGTGGTTGAAGTCCTACGACTACCTTGGTAACCTCGCCTCTATCGATGCGCTGACGATCCATGAACTCCGAGTAGTCTCGATATTGCAGCTCACCGTCGAACAGTCGCTCGAGCGTTGTCACGGCGAACTGTACGTGACAGCATCGCACAAATACCGTGTTGAAATCGTCGTTGGCCACTGAAAATGTTCGACAGGCAGAGGCTACGGCCGTCCTGGCAATCTTCAAATCTTGTTCTGACGGCTCAACCAGTGGAATCCTGTGAGAGTACTTGGAGGCTAGCCTAGATCCCTCCGATGTGCACAGCTCCTGAGCACCATCCTCCCAGACCACCTGGTCAGACGCCCTGGACCAAGCGAACTTGATCAACGCGCGACGTAGCTCAACAGGCATCGGTTGAGGCCGACTTCCCAGATCCCTGTCGGCCCGTTCCTTGTCCAAACCCTGAGGAACGGCCAGAGCAAGATCGAACCGTGCCACGTCCTCTGGTGCTCCGATCAACTCCATGAGAGCTTCGATAGGAGTGCCGAACGACGACAGCATCCTTCCCAGGCCTCGTGGGTTCCCCGCCATGATGAGTCTGGTCCTTGCGGGGGTCGATGCACCTCTGATCTTAGTGATCTCTGCCACACCAGATGACCGCATGCCAGACATCTTGCCGATATCGGCCACGTCCAACGATGAGATCTCATCCACGATTACTAGACCACGATCGTTCGTCGGGATGAGCCCCCACGTGATGACCCAGGCCTTGTCGCCCTTGCCTACCTGCTGAAGTCCTCCTACCAGACCGGCGTATGTCGTGTTGGCTGGGTCCATAACGTATCGACCCATTCCAACATGTCGTTGGTAAGCAGACATGGTCTCCGATTTACCAGTCCGCGTATCTCCGACGATGGCCAGAGACAGCCATCCACGCGTCGTTGGTCGGCCCTTGAACGGAAACTGTACCACGCTGTGATACACAAGGTCGATAGCCCTCAGCAGCGACCTCCGTCCGTACACATGCGTCGTGTGCCGAGCCATCGAGTCTTCTTCGTCCTGAAGGATCGCATCTATCGCCTCTACCGTCCATTCAGGCGGGCTAGCCATCGATGCCATGGCCTCCGCCAGACCTGCATCCAGTCTGAACGACTCCACGTCATCTTCGGCGGCACGCGCCTCACCAGACACTAACGTCCACTCGTTTGTTAGGACGTCTGGTTCGATCTTGCCAATGAAATTGTACAGCTGGTTGGCCCTGATTGGGAGTGGCCTTCCATCGGCAGGAGATACGAACATGGCAGCCCTGATGATATCGTCGCCCCCCACCCTCTCTGCCATCGGAGCTATCAGCTTCAAGTGCTGCACTTGCCACATGGCTGGAGTGGTCAACTCTACGATGGGACATCTGGACGGAACTCTTACGAGCCTCTTCAGCTCACCCGACTGAGTCCTAGCCGGCATGGCACATAGACTCATCAGTGCCTTGGACTCAGGGTCTACCCTGACGGTGAGACGACCCTCGGCCCGTCTCGCTGGACACCGCTCGCACGCGTCACCCCAGTTCATCGTGCAGGTGGCCTCTACCACTTGAGGCGCTAGCACTGGAGTTGTATGCGAACCCATGACGTGGGCCTTGACGATGATAGGCTCTCCCGGCGTCCCTCCACCGAACTTTACCGGCATAGGCGGGGTCGGTACCTTTCCGCTTCCACCGGCTGAAGCCCCCTCGCGCATATCATCGGCCAACTGCCGAAACCACGCAGCATTCCTGCTGTCATGCATCACAGCATCGGTGAAGTCCTTGTACGACGGATCACTGAGCGGAAAGCTCAGATGGACGACGTCCTTCCCTGCCGCGATTAATCTAGACCTGACGGCCTTGGCGCCGTTGATGCCAGGCCCATCCATATCGTAGCACAGGACTACACGGCGATCTGCCACTATCGACAAGACCTCGTCGGTCCAAGTTCCAGCCCCACCCGTGATTACCAGCGTCGGAAAGCCCATCTGGGCTGCAAGAATGGCGTCAGGTTCACCTTCGAACATCCAGATCTCATCGCTACCATCCAGCGACTCCAGACCGAACGGTACCCAAGCCACCGTCCTCTTGAGGCCATCATCGTTGGCGTAATGGAACGACTTGACCCTATGACGCTTGAACGGGTCGTACATTCGCGCGTTCTGTAGCGCCCCATCGGCCGAGCGTACCGGAATCCACAGATGGCTACCATCCCATCCCAGGCTGATACGCTCTGTAGTCGTGCTGTTCCAACCCCGGCGTCGTTCCAGGTCAGACACGACGGCGGGAGACTCCATCAGGAGTCTTGCGTACGTGAGAACCAGCTCTTCGGTCAACTTAGGTAGGTCTGAACCCGTCTTGGAGCTAGCGCCTGGAGCTACCGGGTTGCCTACGAATACATCCAGCGGAACGCTGGCATCTCCACTGGAGGAGGCGCCGCATCGCCAGCACTTGTAGTTACCGGTATCGACCTGGACTCTCAGCGATGGCCGGTCCGATTCCGCGCCACACGCTGGGCACACGGTGGTGGCCCATCCCTGAGAGTTGCCCTCCGACGGGTCCAGACCCAACGCCATTAGGCTGGTGCTGAGTGCCTGGACCGTTAGCTTCATGCGATGTCAGCCCGTTGTCAGAACGAGTCGTCCGGGGCGGGCTCATCATCGGAGGGAGGCTTCGCGATGGAATCCTCGGCGTGCGAGTGGCCGGAGGAGGTCTCCTCCTGGACCCCGTCCATCGCCGGGCGGTACGCCCGATCGCTGGTCGCATCGTACAGCTCACGGGCAGACTGCAAGAGCCGCTGACTGCTGAACCCGAGCTGCTGAACGGTCGACACGAAGAACGTGCCCTTGTCGTTGGTCACCTTCTTCGCCCCGAGAGCGAAGACGCGGGACCACGCCGGCTCACGGGCGGCGGTCTTGATCTGACCCGCCAAGCTTCGTCCGGCAGAGAAGCTCGTGCGGGTGAAGGTGATGAACGCCGGCATGATGTCCCTGGGGAGGGAGATGCCGGAGTCCGGATCGTTGAACTCGGGAACGGCCACCAGGACCAGGGCGTCGAGACCCTGGGTGCAGCGTGGTGCACGGAGCTCGTCCGAGAGACGGATGTGCTGACCGTCACGCTCGATGACCTTCGGCAGCCATCCGCTGCCACCACCCCGAGCGTTCTTGCGGCCACTGAGAGCGGCCGAAGCGCCTGGTCCGTACACACACTCGGCGCACCGATCGGTCGGCTCGCCACCCCGCCACTCGATCCCCGTGGCCACTCCATTCTCGATGGAGATGTCGAGTTCGGCGTCGGTCAGGCCGAACGGGTTGCTAGCGATGAGCTTCCCGTCCGGTGCCTCACAGATGATCCCACCTCCCTCGTTCAGGGGGGTCCACAGCCGCTGTGTGGGGTAGATGCGAACCACGGTGAACCGAATCGGGTCTCCGGGCTTCCCGAGCGGCCTGTTGGCGGGGGTGAGCCAGTACACGCCGGCCTTGGCACCGGGAAGGTCCTCGGCGACGGCGGTGGACAACCCCTGAAGCAGGCTGACGCGCGGGAGGATCACGTCCCCCGCGCCGACGTCCTCCGACCCGAGACCTGCGTCATCCTCCCCGTAGGTCGGGGCGATCACGGGAACCATCATGTCGTCTTCTTCCACGACAGCGAGTCCCGTCTCCGTCTCCTCTTCCTTCTTTCGTGCCATCCTTCCCTCTCTTTTGTGATGGTCTGATGGTTCTACACCCATACCGCGTTTGCGGCAGTAGGGCCAGAACCGATGGTCGTTACTATCCGACGGCCGGTTCTCCGAGAGACGCAAAATCTGCGTCTTGAACATCGGTGAGTACCACAGCACTACTGGTATCCCCGTCGGTCCTCTTAATGAGGGAGGCCTCGTACCCCAGGGCGTCGAGCGCCAGGACCAGCAGATGAACGGCTGCGTTCTCATGAGGCCAGTACTTGACATCGAGCTGAGCGTCACCTCCTACAGTGATCTCAACCTTCGCAAGGGTACCCTTGCTGACAGTAATCATCCTCGGCAACTGCCCTCCTTGGTGGGTGGATACACCCATAGGGTGTATCCACCATACTCATCGTGGGTGACTATCGGAAGTGCGTGTCTTAACCCGCGAGGGCGAGTCTCAGCTCTTCGATGGCTTTGGCCTCGATCTGCCTGGCCCGCTCGCGCGAGAGATCCAGCCGACGACCGACCTCAGACAGAGGAACTGGCTCTAACTGACCGATGCCGTACCTCCAGATCACCACGTGCCTCTCACGTTCGCTGAGGGAGTCCAGCGCCTCTACCAGCTTCTCGATGTCTCTACCATGGTAGTCCGGCTCAGGAGATGCAAGAACCAACGGGACATCGTCATATTCGTCGGTCTGCCCAGAATCCAGAGACACGGAGTATTTCGACATCGCGTAGACCTTGAGCCTCTCCAGACTCTCTCGGTCTATGCCCATCCGCCGGCATACCGTGTCAGTATCGGTGATTCCTTCATCTCTGAGGATCTGTAGGTTTCTCACCTGTTCGATCTTTCCAGCCGGAAGGTTCGAATTGGGCATGGACCTGGTGATCTTCGCCCTGATCCACCATCGCGCGTACGTCCTGAACAGGACGCCCATATCCGGATCGAACCTCCTGGCGGCCTCGAACGCGCCCCACATACCCCAGGCCCTCTCCTCATCACACACGCTATCATTATGGGCCGCCCATTTACGGGCAACCGTATAGACGGTGTACTCGATGAGATGGGCAGCGTGCCAGCACAACCGTTGGGATTCCACAAACCGTTGGTCATCAGCCGCGTCTGATGACCTGATGAGCTTGTCGCGGATAATGGCACGTCTCGGTCGTGGGCCTTGTGGGACCACATCCCTCAAGACCTCATCCTCTAGCCGCCTCGCCTCTATCAGAGTGGCGAGGCTCTCCTTGTCGATCTCGGCTTTCCTCTTGTTGCTGGGCGGGCGCGGAACGCTGGCCATTGGGTAACCCCCATTACCCCATCATACTGGACAACCAGTCGAGCATGGCTGCGGCTGCATTCCGCTGTTGCGCATGGGCCCGTGCAACTTCGAAGTCCGGCCCATTCTCCACGACCATGTCGTAGATTAGCGCCTCGTGGGTTAGGCCCTTCCTGTGGACCCTGTCCTCGCTCTGCTGTCTAGCGATGGTGCCGAGCGGCTGCGAATAGTACAGCGCGGCCTTGGAGTGCTGCCAGTTCAAGCCGGCTCCAGCAACGCCTGGATGGGCTACTACTCGCTTGATCGATCCGCTCTTCCATTCGGTCTGGATACGTTCTCGATCTCTGGACTCCGTTGGCCCGTGAATGACCCCAACACCCCGTCGTTCCAACGACTGTACTTCCATTCGGTACCGAGTACGATCCACCACCGTACCATCCGGCGGGTAGACCTCGGATGCGATCCTCATCGCATCCTCAGGCTTGGCCGAGCCACACACCATTGCGGCTGCGAACACCTCCCTGCTACGAGAGGCCCAAACGTGGATCGGAGCGTTGGCTCCAACGGCTTCTTCCACCTCCAGCAGGGTATCTCTGAGAAGACGAAGCTTCCCATCATGCACAGGTCGCCCCTCGAGCCATCCCCCGCATAGCTCGATCGTACGAAGACGCTCCTCTAGAACATTTGCTGGTACGACGGCATGACCGTCCTCTAGGATAGCCCGGTCATCTTCCACCAAACCGATCATCGCCCGTTGTGCGTTAGCTGACAATCGCATAGCCCGCATCAACCTTACCTTCGGTGGAAGGTCGAGACAGTCCTCCTTTCGTCGGCGCACCGTGAACGGAGCCTGCGGCCTTAGGATCTCGTGTTCGATCCTGTCCACGTACACGTCGACCGGAAATGCCCGAGATACCCGGAATCCCCTACACTTTGATTCCATCGGGTCTCGCAGGAACGCGAACCGGTACTTGAACGCGTCGAACGAACCTGGCCTACCTGCCGGCGTTGGAGGCGCGTTGGGCCTCGGCTTGTACATATCGACCGGAAGCCTGGTGAGAATGTCAGGACGTACTAGGCCGGTCAACCCCCAGAGTCGCAGGTGCTCCGGTCTACCCACCGGAGTGGCCGTAATCCCACATACGGCCCTGCAGCACGCCGCGAGCCCCCTGGCCGCGACTCCCTGTGCGGAATTCGACAGGGCCACGCCCTGAGCCTCATCAACTACGAATGCTGTGCGTCTACCTCTGGCACCCACCAACATCCTGTCCGCTTCGTCGACCGCCCACCCCCTAGTCTTGAGGGCTAACAGATCCCTGAGGCCACCGTACGTGGTGGAGTAGACGCTCAACGCGTGCTGTGGAGGTCTTAGCCGGGATTCTAACGCCTCACGAACCAGACCGGCATCAGGAGGCCGACAGTCGGTGAAGTCGACCAATCCATCTGGCATCGCGCGCTCGAACGAACTGCGCCAGTCCGCAAGGCACATGCCTGGGGCTAGCAGTACCACCTCGTCCACTACACCACGCATCCAGAGAGATGCTAACCACCACACCACGGTGAACGTCTTCCCGGTACCTAGCCCGTTCCACACATGAATTCGTGAGAATGCCGACAACCGTTCGACGTCCTCACGCTGATGGGACATAGGAACTACATCACCGACGAACACTTAGTCGTCCCCACCTTCTTTGATGACGATGGCAGCCGAGATCGAATCGATGAACGACTCAGCGACTCTCCTGTTCATGTGCTGAACGTGGAGGGCCGTCACGGCCGCACCCACGGCTGAGAACAGGAATGCCAGCCAAGGAAGCCACGACTGGCTGTCAACGTAGAACATGGCCACGGCCGCCAGCAGCGCCGCCCCAGACCACCATGGCACGCTGTCACAGCCTGGAAAGTTGATTGGTTCATCCTCCACAGAGAAGTGCCTCCCCCATGGAATCCCCGAACGGCGATTCCCATTGAATATCGACGATCGGAGCCCACACCCATCCGTCCGGTGGTGATCCAGTGAACGCTGTGATCACACGAAGATCCCCCCATTCGTAGGAGTTGATCTCGACGATGGAACCTTGAAGCTCCTCGAGAACCGGTATGGATCGGTCTGGACGTGTCAGTGCGTTCGGACCTCGTACCACGAGAACGTGCATGGTCTGACCCCCCCTGGGCCAATCCGTCCGTACCTCGCGTACTCTACGAACACCACAATCGACGATCGTATCGTGTCTGATCATCGGCGTGATCTACCTCCAAGCTAAGAATATCTCTCAACTTGAAGCCGTGTCACTCCGTGGGTTCGTCCTTTCCCGGAGAGTAGCTCTGACGACCATTCGTTGACCCAGACGGAGACTCGAGCTGGTGCACCACGAAGGTTCGATTCACGGCCGCCTTGATCTCAGCTGGAAGCGACTGCGCCATGTACAGCCACAGCATCAGAGGCCCGCCAACGAGGGTGGTGAACACCCCACCGATGATTCCGATGTCCTTGGCTCCCTTGGGGGCCAGGTTGATCGTCAGCGACGCAGCTGGCCCGGACTTCTCTGGCTCGCCGTTCACCTTCTTCGGACGACTGCCCTCGTCGCTCTTTGCGACGAGCTTCTCGAGCATTCCTCGAATCTGTCCGACCTCATCACCGACCTTCTCGAGTTTCGTGTCGGAGACGGCCTGACGGACCAGGAGCCCATCCATCCCGAGAACGGCCCGCTCGATGGAGGCCACGCGGTCGATTAAGGAACCGTCCGACATCATTCCTCCTTGTTGAAGCCACCCTCGATGAGGTCGAAGGTGGCCATCGCCCTCTCTCCCGAGCGCAAGCTAACCAGCTTTACCTCGCAATCGTCGAGGAGCTTGTCACGCCCCTCCGACCCCGACATCCATGCATCCAGGGCCTTCGTACGAAGGTTCAACTCTGGCATGATCTCCACGAGCCGAGATTCGACCTGGTCGAGTGCCTTGCACGCATCGCGCAAGGGATCGTCGAAATCGAGTCGTCCTCCCTCCACATCAGGACTGGAGGACTCGATCTCCTCGAGCTTCCGAACCACGTAGTCCAGGAGCATCTCGTACCTATCCATCAGGCCGCGGATGCGCTTCGAGTGGAACTCGAGACCGAGGATCGCCCACACGTCGGCTTCAGCCTTGAGTAGCGCCTGTCTACGGGCCATGTTTCGCGCGGTCTGAAACTGCGCGCGCTGCTCGGTCCAGCGCTCGAGAGACGACCGGCGGCGTAGATCGGTGATGAACCTGGTCCTGGCCACGGCGTTCGGGACCGTATCCTCGTAGAGCTTCGCAAGTTCACGGATCGTGAACGGCACCGGGGAGCACACGAACGCCTCGGCCGGGTCGGCGAACACGAGCCTGAGCGTAGTCAGCGGCGACTCACACCGAGACACTCGTTCGATCACGGACAGCTGCTCTTCCGAGAGATCCATACGCTAACCTTACCACGTAGGTGACACCCTCGTCCAGGGTGTCACCCCGACCTGTTTCGTAGCCTCCATGCTACGAACGCCCTCAGCTCTCTGTCGTCAGTAGAGATGTTCTCCTTCAGTGCGAAGATCCTGTACGCGTCCATGACGTACTGGCCGACCCCCGCCATGGGAACATCAGGGTCGGCCGGCCACGGACGAACACCCATGATGTGCTGCCTCGCAGCGGTCTTGATGAGACGGCCGCGACGCACCTGAAGTCCCAGGGGTCTGACGACACCTTGAATCTCCTGAACCGATGCATCGGCCACCTGGACCACAGACGGCCACCTGTAGAGGAATCTCCACAGAGTGGGATGGCCCTGCTCGCGTCTGGTCCTGACGTGGAACATGGACGCGAGGGTCACACGCCACCGGTGCTCAAATTGAGCCGCTTCGTGCGATCCAGTCGAACCCACCATCTCCTGCGCCAGGAGCAGAGGAGACAGTCCGTCGATAACCTCACGAACCACCTTAGCCCTGAGATCGGCCCACTCGTACTCGGACGACGGATCGATCCCATGAGCCAACCGGAACGGATCCCTACTCATCCCACGCCTCCTTCGGAGCGTACGGACGCCGCCACGATGGATGGCCTCCGGTGGCGATCCACACCGCCGGCTCATCGCAGTCCTCCGTCACCACGGACAGCCGCTCCACGACGAGTGCCAACGGCCATTCCCGTTGAGTAGCGACGAGCACCTCGGTGTCGCCACCACTAAGGCGCTGCCTCCCTGAGTTCTTCGAGTTGCGCGATCAAGTCATCGATGGTCATCTCGGTTCCTCACGAATTGGACTGAATAGGACCCAGGTGTTACGCTGCTTTATGATAAGGGCGGCCCTGTGGTGGGGGCCGGTCACGCACGGTCGATCGGTTGGGTCCCTCTCCCGATCGGCCGTGTGTGACATCCCTGTTCGACTATATTCGATGTCCTCGCAATGATACGGGAATACCACCCACGATAGGTAAATTCCGTGCCAGCAGACGCGAACATCAAGGCCACCATCGTTGGTGTTGTGGAGGCGTTGTACGCGTCTGACAGTACCACGTACGCCCCTCTGCGGGTAGCTCTCGGAGATCCGGGGGCCTCAGCCCCGTACGATACCGTTACCATCAGTGGGTTGGAGCTTCTGGTCGGATCGGCGTGGCACGGTGGTGCCGCCGATCCCGAAGACCAAGAGGCCGGCTGTGACCCGGACCTGTACGATAACACCCCGTTCTCCATCATGACCTACGTTGTAGGTCAGCAGGGTGGCGGCGCGGTGGTGGACACGGTAGATCCCACTGCCAACGACGATGCTGGTGACGAGACGGCAGGGACCTACGGCGAGAGGATCGCCAACATTGCCGCCGACGCCGCGCAGGCCGTTACAGACATAGGCGGCGTGGACACTGACATCGCGGCGATTCAGGCCACTGCCGATTCAATCAAAAACGATACGGCACTAGTCCCGGGGCTGGTATGAGAATCATCGGACTCACCAATAGGTTGCGCGCCCAGCAGCCCGTCGGCTCGGGCACGGCAGCCGACCCGAGCTCGATCCTAACCAGCTACGAGGCGGCGGGCCTGTACACCCGCCTCACCGTCGAGAACGAGACCGAGGTGTCGCGCATCCCGCACCTGGGCGCGTCCTTCTCGGCCCCTCTGGTCGACGCGCTAGGCGCTCCAGGTGCAGCGTTCACCCTGGGCGACACGTTGCAGTTGTGGCTCTGGTCCGAGGACGCAGAGCCTCCCGCCGACGTGGTACTCTGGGCCGCGCTGACGCGCGGCGCACTCGCAACCGACTCCTTCGGCGCTGCCGTGATGCTCGAGGCCGTCGCTGGCAACTGGAGGGTCCAGCACGCCACGAACAACGCCACGAGCTGGTCCATAACGAACGCGTCGGCGGTGGACGCGAGCACGCGGGGAGGCGTGCTCCAGGTGGTGGTCGGCGTGTCCCACACCAATGGGCGCGTCTCCGCCTACGGTGTCGACGCGGGCGGCCTCAAGGTGACGGGCGTGAACGCCAACACGCTCACCGGGGCCCACAACACCTACGGCGATCCGCTGGACACGATTAGCTGGGGCGCCGGCTGGGCGACTGGGAGCGGTGGGTCCGCTGGAGCGGTGGCGCGTCTGTCGCCGCGGCTCGTCCTGGTCCCCCAGGCCGCCCTGCAGGGGCTGGCCGCGTGAGCGTCCGTGGGACCCACCTGTACGGCGACAGCTGGGCGCAGGGCGTCGCCACCCGGCAGACGCCGATCGGCGTCGCGGTCCTGGTCGGGCAGTCCAACGCCCGCGGGGCGTCGACGTACACCGGCGTCAGCGGCGAGGACCTGGCCACCGTGCACCCGACGCTGACCCCGACGTTCTACGACGCGGGCGTCGAGGTGACGACGTACGACGCCACCGAGGTGGGCCCCCTACCGCGGCTGATCGAGCTGATGGGTGCCGAGGACTCGAGCCCGGTCGTGATCCGCCGAGCGGTCAGCGCCTCGCCGGAGTCGTCGATGCGGCTGACCCAGCTGCCGGGCGTCCTCACCGACCTGGCGGCGCTCGAGCTGACGCCCGAGGACGTGGGGCTGGTGTGGCTGGTCCACGGCGAGAGCCCGTCCCTGGTCGAGGACCAGGCCGTCGACTACGCCGCCGACAAGCTGGAGCGCAATGTGAGGATTTGCGAGTCGCTGTTCGAACACGCGCTCGTCGCGATCTCGCTCCTGCGCTCAGACGACGACTACGGCGCGTACTACGCGACGATCCGCGACGCCCAGCGGGTGGTGGCGGCCCGCCGTGGGTCCCGCCGGCTGGTGGACACGCTGCTCCCGACGCCGATCGAGCTCGAGGCGGCCAGTGTCGTGCACTACTCGAGCGGCACCGGCGGAGGCTACGACGACGTCGTAGACCGGCTCTGGGCGGCGCTGGGGGCGTCGTGATCGCCTGGCTAGCCACCGCCCTCGCCGCTACCTACAAACCTGCCGACTACGGCGCTGTGGGCGACGGCAACCACGACGACGGGCCTGGAATCAATGCCGCGTTCTCCGCCGCCGCGCAGGACCCGGCCGCGGTGGTCGACCTTCGCGGTACCTGGTGGGTCCGCGAGACGGTGACCATGACCGGGCAGCCCTACCTGACGGTGGAGGCCGGCACCATCCGGGTGCACGACGACGCCGACCTCCAGGTCGCGGTGGTGGTAGATACCGGCCGGGACTGCACGATCCGCGGCACGCTGCGGGTGGCCGGGCAGGTGACCTCGCACCTGGCGGGCCGTAACCTCGGCGACGGGGTCCACCTCACGAACGCGAACGGCTGCGCGATCGACGCGATCTCGGTCGAGTACGTCCGGCGGTATGGCGCCCGGACCACGGGCGGCAACACGATCGGCATGCAGATCGGACGCGTGCGGTGCAGCTTCTGCGGCGCGCCCGGGACCGCAGGCCCACCCCACACCCGGGTGATGGGCACCGCGGCCTCAATCACCCGCGAGGGTCTGGCCGGCTCACCGGTGCAGCGCGCCCGACTCGTCTCGACCGCCCTGCCCGTCGAGCCAGGCGACTACCTGCGGATCGGCGACCTGCCCAAGAACGGCGGGTGGCTGGCCGAGGTGGTGTCGGTCGAGCCGGACGGGCTGCTCGTGTACCCGTGGCCGGGCGAGATGCAGGGCGAGGGGCCCTGGCCGATCGAGGGCATCATCGGCGGCGCGCTGAAGCTCACCGGAGGCAACACCACGCAGGTGGTGGTGGGCTCGGTCTATGCCCAGTACGCCGGGCACGGGCTGCAGATAGCCTCGCTGTACGGGTGCCACGCGACCGCCGTGATGTGCGAGGTGTGCGGGAGCGGCTTGACGCTGGGCGCCCGGTCCTCGGCGCTGTTCGGCGCGACCATACGCGGGCTGCACGGCGAGGTCACCGTGACCGACGTGCTCGTGGGCGGGCTGTCCATCCACCGAACTGTCCTAATCGGCTCGGTCGAGGTGCTGACCGAGCCGCACAACGCGTGGCACGTCCGACCGACGCTGACCACGGGCGCCCGCACCGCGTGGACGTGGCCTCTGACGGAGGTGCCGTGATCGACCTTGGCGGTTCACGCAGGGGGAGTGAGGACCTCGGTGTCGATGGGCCCGAGGTCACCTGACTCGGTGACCTCGTAGAGCGAGGAAATGCTGCTGTACAGGTCGGTGAGCGTGGTGAACCGTCGGATGACGCCGGCCAGGTCCACGACGGTGAACGGTCCGTCTACGGTGAACGGTCCTACCACGACACCAGCGACCGTGGGAGATCCGTCCCGGTACTTGATCTCGACGAAGGTCGAGTCCGGCCTCCCTACCAACGCCACGTTGTAGCCGATCATCCAGGCTCCGCGCTCACATCGAACGTGAAGTCCTCCTTCAACGTCGAAGACCCCATCATTCGGATCCCCCTCGACGATGGGAAGCGTCTTGTCGTTCACGTTCCCGAGGGCATCCACGTACCTGATGCGCACGCTCTCCGGATCGCCGTCGATGATGTCACAGTCGTCGATCTCGACATCCTGGTGGCCGACATGCACGGCATCTTCGTCCTTGGGATCGAGCAGGAGCTTGCTGCGCTCCATCATGTCATAGGCCAGCAACTGGGCGGAATCCTCATCCACCGCCCGCACCTTCACCTGGGTGGTGAAGGTAACGGTGGCGTACACCTCGTACTCGTGCTTCTTCATCACTGTCTCCTTCGCATGAGAATGAAGCCCTGGTCCATCACTTCCTCCTGATGGCCGCCAGGGCCGGGTGATCGAGTGGCAGCCGCTCCGCCACAGCCCGCTCCACCGGCTCGGTCCAGCGCAGTCGCAGCACCCGGGCACGCCGCAGCGCGTCACCGAGCGTGCCCTGCCGGACGGGCCCCAGCTCCGCTGCCGCGGCGTCCCAGGCCACCAGCGCGCCAGGACGAGCGCTGCGGTGGTCGGTGATACGGGGGTCCACGGGGCGGACCTGGTAGTCGACCAGGGCGGCCAGTTGGGCGAGTGCGGCGGCGTAGGCGGCGGCGTAGGCGGCGGCGTTGGCGGCGTAGGCGGCGGCGTTGGCGGCGGCGTTGGCGGCGTAGGCGGCGGCGTCGGCGGCGTAGGCGGCGGCGGCGTAGGCGGCGTAGGCGGCGGCGTTGGCGGCGGCGTCGGCGGCGTAGGCGGCGGCGGCGTCGGCGGCGTAGGCGGCGGCCCGCAGCCTCTCCCGCGGCACTGGCACGCCCACAGCCCAGGCCAGCGTGAGGCGGACGGTGCGGCGGGGGCGCGGATCAGTCCAGCGGTGCGCCACGGTCAGCGCGCAGAGCGAGGCGCACCACACGGCGCCCGGGCGGTCGTCCCGCGCGAGCTGGCGCAGGGTGGGGCGCGGGTCGGTCATCGACACCTGTCACCTCCCCCTGGGAGGACACACCGCGTCCAGCTCGTCTTCCACCCGGCACACGACGGACTGTGGTTCGTCTTCCAGAAGGAGAAGCAGCTCGGTTTGATCGCCGATCAGGCTCGACAGGTTCATCATCTGGCCATGGATCGTGCGCTCCATGCCGACGCGCTCGATCACCCTGGCGATCTCGGCGCGTGAGCGCACGATGCGTCTCACGAGCATGTTGATGCGCTGATGTTTGGTCACTCGTCCTCCTCGAGGATCTCGACGTTGATGTGGCGGAACCGCTCCGACACCACCCGCCACTCGTCCTCGTCGAACACGAGGTCGCCGTTCTTCGCGAAGTTGTGGCCGTCGTGGGAGGTGAACACCCTTACGTGGATGTGCCCACCCATGGCCTTGAACCTCATCCGGATGTCAGGCTTGACCAGTCCCATCAGTACCAGCTCTTACTGGTCCGCCGGGCCAGCGTCTTCTGGTCGTCGTACGAGAGCTTGCGCAGCTCGGCCAGCGCCTCGGCGTCGGCCGGGTCGCCGGTCCTGGACGCCATGGACTCGAGCCGGTCGGCGTCTAGCACGAGCTCAATCGCGTCGGCCTTGGTGGTGCCGCCAAGATCCTCAGCGTCGCCAGCCATCTCCTCCCACGTGGCACCCATCAGGCGCACCACACGGTCCTTCTGGTCATCGATCATCTCATCCTCCTCTGTTGTTGGTCACATGAATACGAGCGGCTCGCCGGCAGTGGCTGCACGCTCGCATCCCTCGGCGAACTTCATGGCCACCCCATCACCACACCAGTCCGTCCGTCGACGGACCCGATCCGGCGCCAGCGCTGGATCTCCACGACAAGCGCCAGCTCCACAGCGTGCAAGTCGGGCACGACGTGGCGCACGGCGCCCATCACCAGCACGACGTAGGCAGTCTCCCCGTACACCTCGCGCTGCCGCACCTCGATGCGACGGGTCTCGGCCAGCGAGATCCACTCGGTGTAGGTGACTGCGCCTTCGCGCATCTCCGCCGCCTGCACCGCGAGCGTGTGGCACAGGCGGGTGGCGATCGAGTTCGCCGACTCGGGCGGGCGGACCACCGGGCCCGGGCGCATCGGGATCGACGCAGCCATCTGGCGACCGATGCCGCGGGTGGCGCGGCTGACCGCTGCTGCGACGAGCATGGCCAGGCCTCCAGCGATGATCAGCAGCAGACCACCCAGAAAGAGGCCGGTCATGCCGCACCTCCGATGTGGCGGTCCTTCTGGTCATCGATCATCATCTCATCCTCCTCTGTTGTTGGTCACATGAATACGAGCGGCTCGCCGGCACTTGCCGTACCAGGCGTCGTGACTGACATCGAGTCCCATCAGTGTGCCTCCTTCTGTCGTTTCAGTGACTCGAGAACCTCGAGTGGGTCATGGCCACCCAGCTGCACGATTCGCATGGTGACAAGCAGCAGGTGTTCAGCCTGTCGAGCAGTCAACTCCTCAGGGTGCTCGGCCTCGAAGCCGTCGGTACATCGCCATGCCGTCGGCCTCACCGTTGAGGCTGGGCTTGACTCGCGTCTCGACCATCTCCATGGGAGTGAGGTCGTCGTTCCAGCTCATCACCTCGGCGATGAGCTCGTCGCGGGTCATCTCGACATGCCCGTCGACCAGCCGGGCGGTCACATCGAACACTTCTTCGTTGAAATTGTCCCGGAGCGACATCAGTTGACACGATGCCAGGTACCACCGGAGCTGTCGGTCGCTCAGCGGCGCGAAGGCCATCCTCTCCTCGAACCTCGTGACCCCCTCGAGGATGATTTCACCGAGGATCGCCAGCTCGTTGGCACCGAAGTGCCCCAGCGTGCGCCCCCCGAAAGAGAGGACGAACTTGTTCGGGTCGGAGCTGGTGCCGAGCTCGACGACCTGTCCGCCGACCTCTCCCACCTTGAGGCTGCTCACCCCGACGATCTCTTCCGCCTTGAGTCCCATCTCTCACCTCCTGCAGTTGTTGACTGTTATTGACTACCGACCGAAGGCCGCCTCGAAGGCAGGCCCGAGGTCAGCCCCAGACATCACCATCCGGTGGAGCTGGAGCCGGATCTTGTGGTTGGCCACGGCAGCACCCTTAGGGGTGATGCACGACTGCCCGATCTCTGCCAGGCAGTGAGGGCACGGCACGGACTCACGGACCGACGCCGAGTCGGCCTGGAACCTCACGAACTCTCGGAGGTTGTACACCTGGCGGGCCAGACCCTTGCACAGAGAGTGCACCCGAGTGCCGAGAGCACCGACGAACGGATCGTGCGAGGACGTCTCCAGCCCACATCCGTAGCAGTAGTAGCCACTCATCACATGTCCCAGTACGCGCGGTCGCCCACGTCGTACGCCTGAAGGTGGTGCTCCTCGCGGTACACAGGACGATCGTCCGCGCCGTAGCATTCGGCGCACTGGTACTCGGTGTCGCCGTAGCAGTAGCAGTTGTCCGGCCAGAGCTCGGTATCGCAGTCATGACACAGGTGGGGTCCCTCACCCTCCTCGAGGAGGAGCGAGTCCCACGCACTGATGATGGTCATGATTCCCTCTCGGTTGTGACCCCAAATGTGGTGGTGGGGCCAAGGACTATTTTAGCACATTACTCTATCTCGTGGGCCACCCACTCGGCGCTCGGAAGCGCTAGAACATCACCGTCCAGCAGGCCCAGAGGCACGAGCCATTGGACGTGAGTACACTCAACGATGCCTCGTCGTCGCGGGTTTGGATCGTGCACCATGGTCCCGTCTCGACACACCACGTAGTGGCCGACACCATCCGGGTTGGGCCCTACGGCCAGGTTCCACCTGGCCCAATCGTCGAGTACGGCGACGCCAGGTAGCACGTCGCGCGCCCTCATCCACGCCTCGTAGAGTGGCATCGGCGTAGCCAACCTAACGCCGCACAGCTGCACTCCGTGATTTGTCTTAAGCCATTCCCACATCCTGATGAGATTGACTATCGGCTGCTGCTCTTCCGCCGTAGGGCCAGCATCTGGACCTGCCCAGAGGTCAGGCACCGCGTCTAGCGGTACGCCGAGTAAAGAGGCGATGGCAGCCTCGGTACATTGACCACGGCCGAACCCAATTCGTACTTGGTCGACAGGCTTCATGAATTATAGAACCTAACGAGCGAGGCGCGCCCAGCTTGCGTTATTCGCCAACGTCTCTCAGCTGGGGTGTAGCTTCTGTTGCCGGTAGGCTCGACGAGATCCCAGCGGATTAGAGTGCCGATGGTCCTGTTGACCGCGCCAACCATGTATCGCGTATCCCGCGCCACCTGCTTGATGGTCATACCGAGGGCACGCGAATCTCTCGTACCATCGAGAGAATCCAGAATATCGATGTGAACCTGGCCGAGGGTAGGGTTCCTGGTCTGGCCGTCTTCCGACGGTGTCGACAGCACGTCGTGGCCGGCCATGGTGGCCGCGTACACCCGAGTGCAGTTGTCATTCAGCCTACCCACCGGTTCGACCAGCCCATCCTGCAAGAGGCGGTGGATCACGACCCGAACGTGGTTCGGCCGCAACCCTACATCGGCCGCCAACGCAGCCGCAGTCATGCGCCTGGTGGTCAGAAGCTTGAGGACATCACGCTTGGCCCTACCAAGCATCGATGTTCTCGATGGAGCAGGCATACCCACGCAGGCCGCCACACGGCTGATCTACCACAGCTCCCAACGTATCCATGGCCGGGCAGACGAAGTCCCAAGGGAACCCGACCCACACGGCCTTGGGGTCATCAAGGTCGTGGATAAGAGTCTCGGCAACGAAGTGCTTCGAGGCATCGACGTGGGTATCATCGACCATCACATCCAGCAGCGCCCCGCCCATCTCGGTGCAGATCGCATCGGCCTCACCCCAGGTGACCTTGGTCTCGCAGACCATGATGCCGTTGGCCTCCAGGCACGGCATCTCTACCACGTACTCCTGCCCGCAGGCGATCAGCCCAAGGCAACACACACGTTGAACAGGCATATCGCCCTCCATGAATGATCGAGTTCCAGTGGGCCAGTTGCGGTTCATGCTGATCACATCTCCCTCCATTCGACGAGCATTGCGATTACGAACATTGCCGTCAGGACCGCGGCCACGGCGCTAGAGTAGCGCGTGGCGATGGCGGCGTACGTGAACACGCCCAGTGCGGCCAACAGCATTCTTATCATGACTACATCACGATCAGGACCCGGCAGCACAGTGCACCACCAGCAGGGCCGTCACCACCACCATGGCGGTGAGAAACGAGACCATGATCATGACGGAAATCTCGATGACGGACACGACGCACCTCTCTAGAATTGATGCTTCTAGATACAATTCTAGAGAGGTGCGCCGCCCGGCGTCAGAGGAGCCTGTCGCGCACCGCCGCTTCCAGTCGATAGGGCCTCTCACGTATCCATCGTGACGGGAACTCCATCGGGGAACATGAGCCTGTTCAGCGCCCGTCCTGCAGCGGTGGTGAGCGCCAACCAGGAGTTGCGCTCCTCAGCTGAGACGGCGCCTCCGCTGTGGTTGTACATCATCATCGTGATGATGAGGAAGAGCTCACGGACCGGCTGAGGGGAGGTCGACATCATCACGATGTCGACGGCCTCCTTCACGATGTCAAGATCGCCGATCTTGACCACCACGCCGGGATCTTCCATGACCGGATCGGTGAGACCGGTAGCCGCGCAGATGAGCACGCCCCTGGCCGCCGCCGAGCAGAACTCCGGCCTCTGCGCACAGAGCACGACGACGTCCATGAACTGGACAGGGTCCAGACCGACATCGTCGCAGGCCCGACGCGCACAGTGCGCGAGGTCATCATTCATTCAGTCCCTCTCATCGTTGGTGTTGAAGCTGGTGAGCCCCAGAGGCGCTAGTCTCGTAGGGCTAGCTAGCCTCTGGGGCTCACGAAGGTAGGAAGGTGGGGCAATGGCTACCCCCGTCCCTGTCGTAGGGCCTAGGTGGGGTACACCCGGTGCACACCGACGCCGAGCAGCTCGACCACCCGATGGCCGTCGGGGCTAACGCCGACGAATCTGAGGCCCGGCACCATCGGCGCCTTCACCACGGCCAGCTCCTCGCCAGCGAAGATCTCGGAGGCAGCCACCTCCTCGCCGTCGACATCGATCCCCAGGCAGTGCTGCCCGTTCTTGTAGAACAGGTGCCGCACCTGGCAGTCATCGAAGTCGTGCGTCTCGACGCGATCGAGGAGGAGGTCGTTGTTCGACTCCTCGAGCTCGATCGTCATGCTGAACGAGCCGTGGTGCAGCTCGTACACACCGGGCATGAGCCCCATCTCGACGAAGACGTCGACCGAGCTCCACTCACCACAGCTCCCACCGTGCTTGGCCTCATCACCGACCGGGCCGTCGACGAACACCGCGTTCCACGGCAGGGGCGGCCGCTCTTCCAAGGTGACGATCACCCGGTCGTCCAGGTGGTTGGTCAGGACGTACCGGCCGGGGTTGGGTCCGTCGTCCAGGAAGCACTGGATCGTCCTGACCTGACCATGGAAGGTCTCGCCATGGACGGCGTCCACCGTGAACAGGTTCCACACGTCGGCGGCCGGGATGCCACCGATCTTCTCGTTGTTCGACATGATTGACTCCGGATGGGAAGGCGCCCCACCAACCTGACTGGTGCCTGGTCAGGAGGAAGAACCTGCGGGGCTGATGAGGCGCCGTACTCGAAGGGGTGGTGGCACCCACCAGGTAGGTGCCACTGGTGTCAGGCCGCCTTCGCGGCCCACGCCTCGACGATGCGCTTGGCGATGGTCAGGGGCTTGGTGCCCTTGCCGAACGGCACCTCCAGGGAGGTCGCCATCTCGCGCAGCACATCGATGCTGTTCTCCTCGCAGAGGACCTCCGGGGTGATCGGCTTGGGCGGGGCGACCTCGGTCTCGGTCTCCGTCTCGGCCTTGGTGGCGCGCTTGGCGTACGGGATGGCCAGCTTGCGCTCCAGCCCCGGGAGCCGCCCCTTTCGGGCGAGCGACATGTAGTGCTTCCCGTGCCGGTTCCCGACGCTGGCGTTGGGGAACGCCTCCGCCAGGGCGCGGGTCAGCTCGGCGTCGGTCAAGGCCTGGCCCTGCTCGATCGTCAGGTTGAGCACCACGGCGGCGAACGCCGACTGGCTGGTGACGCCCCGCAGCAGGTGGGCGACCCGCTCCTCGGCCGGCTGCTCACCGGCCAGCTCCACCTTGGCGTCGACGAGCGCCTTGTCGATGGCCTCATCGGTGGCCATCCGGGCCAGCGCGATGGCAGCGGCCTGGATGGCGAAGAAGCGCTTGCCGGTCTCGGGAGCGGCGGGCGCGGTCTGCTTGGACATGGTTCCCTCTCATTGCTCCCCAGGTGTGGTGACCGGTGGGGAGGGAGCTTACCCCCAACCGGGTGGTCTATTTGATATAACACACCAGCCAAGTGGATACCACTCGGCGGTTAGTCGACAGCCCCGAGGTCCACCTCGTACCCCTCAGCGTGGAGGCGGTACCTGAGGTACGACTCGGCGGCGCGCACCGCATCGTCCGTCATCCACAGCCCGTCCAAGTCAGGATGGACGTCGCCACCCATGCCGGTTCCGGAGCCGTCGAGCGCCCCACCTCGACGGTACGGCAGGTTGGTGGCGTCGGTCGGGACGTTGCTGACGTAGCCGTCGCTCCACTCGTTCATTGCGTGGTACGTCATGATGGGCGAGTCCTCACAGACGGCGATCTCCCGGTGGCCGGTGGGGCCGACGACGCGGAAGACGAACCACACCTCCCCCGCGCAGACGCAGTCGATGAGCTCGAGCTCCACGGACGAGCCATAGCCATCGGGCAGGTAGCCCGTGAGCTTGGCATCCACGTCCTCGGTGATGACGCCGCCACCGGTCTGGCGGATGGGCACACCCTCGGGCAGGTGGAGGTAGTCGAACAGGTCGTTCGTCGGGTCGACGTCAGCCTGGTCCACGTCGTTCGTCGCCGTATCGGGGTACGCCTCCATCACGGCGTGCGTGCTGCCGGCGTAGAGCAGGCCGCCGTTGACGTGGCGGAGGGCGAAGACCAGGCGCTTCATGGAGCGCGGGTCGAGGATCCAGACGGGTCGGTAGTCGCTCATGGCGTACTCCTCAGCAGGAGGTTGATGATGGTGGCCCTCAGCTTGGCGTTCTCGTCCTCGAGCTCTGGCAGGGGGATGCGCATCACGATCCTGCCGTTCCCGCGTTCGACGGTGGTGGGCTGAACCGCGGCGTGCCATTGATGGTCATGGCAGCACCTCCCCGGTACGCTCGTACACGAAGTCCCGGAGCACGGCCCTGGACTGGTCATCACCTGCAGTGAGACCCATGGCCATGGCCGAGGCCACGGCTTCGATGACGGAGGGGAAGAACTCCACCCAGCCGTTGGCCACGGCCACGTCCTGCCAGCTCTCAGCCAGGCGCCAGACGCACGTGTTGCGACGCACGGTCTTGCCGTCGGGCGTGTGCCAGGTGCTCTTGCTGCGCGAGCGGTCGAACAACGTCCCGATCCACCCGGCACTCGGCATCAACGGAGCGAGCTGCCCGTCCTGGGTGTAGATCACCAGGCCGACAGGCAGCAGCGCCTCGACACGACGCCTGAGGTACGATTCGATGGCATGCCCCGACTGAGGGTCATGGTCGCGCAGGATGGCAGTCAGACACCTGAGCGTGGCACCACCCTTCGTGGTGGGCTTGGGCGCCTTGGCCTCATTGGGCGGGACCTGCACGCTGACGCAGGTGTACCCTCGGCGCTGGTGCTCCTCCCTCAGGGAGCGCATGCGGGTGTAGTAGTCCTCATCGCTGGTGAGAGCTACCCGGCCGGGCCACCTGCCGGGGTGGGGCCCGGTGGCAAGGCTCGCCGACAGGCCGGCCGCCTCAAGCTTGCAGAGGACGTCGGCGCCGGCGCCGGCGTTCACCGTGGCGGTGAACGCCGGGTTGGCGAACCGTACCACCACGTCGGCGTGCGGCCCGCGCATCCAGACGTGCACCTCGTACGTCGGCTCGAGGGCCACCCTGATACGGTCCCTCAGGGTCACGCCCGCCACGGGTCCACCCCCATGAACCTGCACGCGGCGAAGTGCTCGGCCCGCAGTTCGGCCTCCTGCTCCCGGCGGCAGGCGGCCAGGTCGTCCACCACCCGGACGACGAGCCGGCCGCCACAGGTGTCGCAGGTGACGTCGTACACGCCACTCCGGAAGTTGTCCCAGTCCTCGTGATCCCAGTCCTCCGTGCCCGCGCACGTCAGGATGCGCATGGACTCGTGGATGTGACTGCCCTCACCACCGCAGTCGTCGCACACCTCCCACCTGGTGGGGAATTCGATCTCGATGTCGTTGCCGTCGTCGTCACTCGCATGGACGACGATCCTGTCGCTCATGTTGCCTCCTGACAGCGTGCCAACACGGCACGCGCGGTGTACAGCATCAGATGAGGCCGAGCGCGATCAGCCAGCTGGGCGCGCCGTCGGGGCCGTGCCCGTCGGGCTCGACCATGTCTCCGGTCAGGCTCTCGCACACCGAGTCGCTGACCCACTCCTCGACCTGCTCGTACGGCGGCGTCTCGTAGCGCTCGTGGCTCCACTCGACGTACTCGGGGAGGCCGTCGTCCTCGCGGTTGGGGCCACGCTTGATGTTGGACATGTCACTCTCCTTCGTTGTTGACGTTGATGTCGTTGATGTTGTCGTCGATGTTGACGTTGGTATCACCGTACATGCACAGGGTGCGCAGGGTCTTGATGAAGTCATCCATCGCGCCACGCACCAGGCGTGCGTGCAGCACGCTCTCGGGCGGACGGATGAGTTCTCCCTTGGTGAGCAGGTCGACGATGGTCTCATCGGCGGCGGCGATCTCCTCACAGTCCGCCAGGGCGCGGTGGCACATGATGTCACCGAGGCGGGTGAACGCCGCGACTACCTGCTTCACGGCGGTGGCGATCTCCTCCTCGAGATGGGTGTTGTTGGTATCCATGTCACTCTCCTTCGTTGTTGACGTTGACGTCTTCGTCTATGTTGTTGATCAAGTCGACGAGCCTGGTGTCCGCCGGGTCGAGCAGCCTACAGGCATTCAGCGCCTGGGTGGATGGTGCTTGGAGCAGCAGGCCTTGGTCGTTGGGCAGGATCAGGAGACCTGACCTGTCAGGGTGGGGGGTGGCATGCTCTCGAGAGAGGAGGTAGTCCTGCAGCACGAATGCTGCAGGCTGGACGGGACGAAGCCAGTTCCAGCCGGTGAGGGTTGGCAGGGCGTGCTGGGACAGACTGTACAGCTTCGTCCCGCCGCGGTAGACACGCCGTGAGGCGTACGCGGACAAGACGCCATCTGGGATGGGTTCCTTGGACCGCGCCTTTCGGATGGTGACCAGGCCGCCGGTGTACCTGGAACCCGGTGCCAGAGCTCCTCGACCAGCGGTGTAGATCGCCCTCCAGTCGGCGTCTGTCGGGCTTGGCAGGGTGGGCAGGTCGGCCGTGGCGCGAGCCATCAGCTCACGGTCGGGTAACTCTACCAGCGATTCTGCCAGCACCAGACAGATTCGCCGGAGTGCCTGCGATAGGTTGGTGCGCGGCCGGGGCCGCTGCAGGTCCTGCAGTGGGAGACCCATGCTGATGGTGGCCTCCACCCACTGTTCGATGCCAGCCTCCTCGAACCTGGCAGGGTGGTAGCCACCGTGTATCAACTTGACCGTTCTGTACCTGTACAGGCTGGCCTCGGGCGGAAGGCCCGAGAGGATCCTCTCTCTGATGAAGCCGATGTCGGCCTTTCCGAGTCGACCTGTCGGTGCGATGTACAGGTAGACGGTGCTCGTGTTGGCAGTCCAGTGCACGCCGTAGTCGACGGACATTAGACTGGCAACCAGTCGGTTGGACAGGTCGCGGGTCAGCGACTCGAGGGTCGATGTTGCACTCACTGGGTCTCTCCCCTTACCAGGTGTGGTCAGCGGCCGTTCTTCACGAACGACAGCATCATCTCACCCCACCGCCGGGCGATCTCTCGCCTGGCCCTGGAGGCATCATCCATCCCACGGACACGCATGATCGCCGGCTCGTCGAGATCCGTGCGATCGGACGGCCAGTCGTACCATGTCACGTCGGTCGGGATGAGCGACCGGTACAGGGTGGTGTACACGGTGTCGTCGCGTTGGACGGAGCCTGCACTGCCATCCTCACGGACGAACCAGCTGCCCTCCTCGTCGAGGAGGGTCCTGAAGGCGAAGCCCATGACTTCTCCTTGGTTGTTGCGTAGGCTGAGTGAGCTTGCAGGGGCTTACGAAGCATGGTGGGTTAATGTTTCTAGTGTAGAGCATGGTTCGTAGGGCCTAGCTCCTTCCTAGGCCTGCGGAAATGGTGCGCGTGGAGGGGGTGGGGCTTACGCGGGGGCGTGCATCATTGGCGGCCCCAACGGTGGACAGTTGCCGCTGCCTTGATGCTGATGTCCCGCACGAGGAGGGTGATGTTCACCCCCTCTGTGATGGTCGTCGGATCGCGGTCCGCCACCCGGCTCCATGGCATGGTGGAGAGCTCCTCCGCCACGATCTTCCTGAAGGCGTCGGCTCCGGGGTGCTCCTCGCCGGTGGCAAGCGCCTGCCACACGGCCTGAGGCGTGTCATGGAACACCGTGTTCAGCATGACGTGTGCAGGGCGACGTACGGCCCGCATTGCTCCGACCAGGTGTGGGGCGTCGAGCTTGCGAATGAACACGGCCCGCTTCCAGGGAATCACCTCGTTCAGGAGGTCGTGGTCCGTCGCCTGATGGGGGCTGTCGATGACGGCTCCAACCCCCCTGGAGCCGAGGGCATCGCACACCGCGTCCGTCAGTTCGACATGTGGTGGGCTGTAGTAGACCGCGTATCGCGGAGTTCGCTTCGCTTTCACCTGTGTCATGGGCACCTGTGTCATGGTTGTTCCAAAACTACCTTATACCACGCGTGACGCGCATAGCGTAGTGATGCACTTTTGTAGGGGGAGCTAAGGAAGTTTGGTTCTGGCCCCCTTATATAGGTTATCTTAGAAGACTCAAAAAATCGTCCACTAGAGAGACCGAGTACATGAGTAGGGTAGTTTTAGTTTCTTAGCTTGCCCTGGAAATGTGCATCACTACGCTATGCGCGTCAGGCGCGCGCGTATATATCGCGCGCGCCTGACGTCAGGCCGACCGGCGGGTCGGCCTGACGCGCGTGTCGGCCTGACGCGCGCGCGTGTATAGGGTTGGATAGGGTTGGATAGTATCACATGTTCGGCTCGTAGGACTGTGCCGTTGAACCGTTGACGCCTGCAGTCGGTGCCTGCAGTCGGTGCCTTCAGTCGGTGCCTGGCCAGTTGGAGCTCGAAGCGTCGGTGCTTGAAGCGTCGTGGGCACGAGGAGGTCGGGGTGCCCGAAAACATAGCCGGAAGCCTCATTGGGGCCTCATTGGGGCACATCAGGGGGTTGTACGGTTTCGTTATCTATCGGCAAATCGTGGCGCGGGAACTGCGCTTCGTCACGCGCGGTAAAGCCCTCGAATCACGCTCGATGTGCCCAAAACCATGGTTCGTCTGTGCGACACACAACGATTTGGCCGCCACGGTGATCACCGTGGCGGCAAAGCACGAACATCGAGGTTCACCACACGAACATCGAGGTCGGTAGTCGAGGTCAGAGCACCGCGCCGGGCTGGTCCAGGCACGGCAGCCGGATCCGGACGCCCTCCCGCCAGCCGTCCCGGTCGGCGCGGAGGAGGACCACCTCGCCGGGCGAGTAGATCGGGAGGCGCCCGCGGGCGGCTGCCCGCAGGTCCGACCAAGGGTCGGTGTCCACGTCGTTGTCGACGTACCCGTCGACGATCGCGGAGGGGAGCGCCTCGTGGGGGAGGGCCAGGAAGTCGCGGATCGTGGTGGTGAGGTCGGTCATGGCGGCCATCAGCGCACGACCATCGTGGTCAGTACGGACTTGGTCGACGCCAGTCGAGCCGATACGGCGCGGAGCGCCCGACCATCGCGGTCGAGTCCGAGCGACTCGAGCAGCCGCGCGGCCACCTCGATCTCGGTACGGGCATCATCGATGCCCGCGACTGCCCGCTTCATGGCGCCCTGCTGGGCGCGGGTGTATTCCATCGGTCATGTCGGTCCTCCACAGGTTCACAGGGTGTCGATGTACTCATCGCCGAAGGCGTCGGGTCGATCGTACTCCCACTCCAGGTTGGCCACCCGCCCGTGGACGATCACGGCGGTGCCGGTGTATGCGTTGTCGTTCTCGTCCATGCCGACGAACGTCACGTCGACTGGCACGAGGCTGTCCTGCCAGGGTGGCAGTCCACGCTCGGAGCGTCCGACGGTCACCGATCGGATGGTGAACCCACCCTCTGGCAGGCTACCGTGGTCCATGATCAGGTCGCAAAAGCCGTTGACCAGCTCCATGAGCTGGAGGTAGGGGGTGGTCGTGGTCATCGACGCTCTCCAGGGCTAGGTCCCACGGATCGGGAAACCGACCGTGGGACGAGGTTTCTTCAGCACGAGGGGTTTCTTCAGCACGAGGGGGGGTCCGACGCCAGCCCAGGACGTGGGCTGACGCCCACGCGAGGGCCAGCTGGTCGGGTGTCACAGGGTGAACCATGCCGGTCCCGGCGCGTCGAACAGGTCCTGCTCACGATCGTAGTGCACGACCGTTCCGGGTGGCAGCACGCGCACCCTGTACCGGGTGGTCCCGTTCGCTCGGACCAGTAGGAGCACGCTCAGGTGCAGGTTCGCGCCCGTGCTCGTGTCGGTTGTGCAGGCCTTGCCCGACCAGGCCTCGGCCCGGTACACGGTGCCACCCATGTTCGTGTGGTCCACCCGGTACAGGGTGAACCAGTACTCGCGGCACAGGTCGTCGCCTCCACAGAGGAGCCAGGCCTCCTTCTGGAGCTGTACCGGGGGGTACAGCCCCCGATCGATCCCCTCGCGGATCCGGCTGGTGGTGCCGGCATCGAGCTCTCGGTCGATGTTCATCGTCCATCTCCGGGCAGTTCGAACACGTACTCGTTCTGGAAGTAGTTCGCCACGGCCTGCTCGAGGCGGGCCCGCCGACGGCGCGCGATCAGGCGCACCACCAGCCGGATGGCCAGGCCGAACACCAGGGTGGCGACGGTCAGGCCCAGGAACAGGGGCCAGTTCAGGATGCTCAGAGCACCCAGGATGCCCGCCCAGGCGAGCCTCAGCTGATCGATCATCTCGTCCTCCTTCGGTGTGATCACATTAGCTACGCGCTGGGGTGGGGCATCGTGCACTCGTCGGTCGGGACCTCGCGCATGAACGACTCCATCCGGTCGATCATGCGGAACAGCTCGCGGGCGGAGTACTCGGTCGAGTCCTGCTCGACCTGCTCGTCCCGGTTGTGCAGGTCGACGTTGACCGAGGCCTCACCGTATTTGCCCATCACGATCCCCCAGCACTCGCTGAGGTTGACCTCGTGGGGACCGACGCGGCCCCACACCTTTCGGATGGCCGTGGGGTCGGACCCCCTCGAGACACTGTCCTCGACCTTGAGGTCGATCTCGACGTCGAACATTTTGAACTTCACCCTGAACATCTCGTCCTCCTGACCTGACTGACATTGTCACATCGACCGACATGGTCGCTCATAGATCGGTGAGGGCAGAGGCCCTCACCAGTTCGAACAGTCGTACCTCCCTCGCTCCCGGTTGTACCGGTCCAGCGCTCGAGTCACCCTGTTGGCCTTGGAGCTGGGCCTGATCGACCTGGCCCCCTCTGCCCTCATGGCTGCGAAGGCCACGATCCCCACCACGAGGGGGACGAAGGGCAGGGCCCCCAGGCAGATCATGGCAGCACGCACGGGCGACTCACCGAACATCCCGACTCGATCATCTCGAGCATGGTATGGTCCTCGACACTCGGGCTCGGGCTCAGGGCCCAGACCAGGGCGATGATCATGACTGCCACGATCATCCCCCAGGTCACATCGACCTTGGTCATCTCTACCTCCATAGGGACCCCCGGTATTGCACCGGGGATTAGGCTGGTTCCTAATCCCTTACTTCCGTCTCTTTCCCTTCCTACTAGGAGGACTGGGGAGGGTAGCCCCCTTGCTGCGGGCCACGGTCGGGGAATCGTGGCTAGGGAGAGAGTAAGCCCCCTTCCTGGCCAAAATCCGACCTGCGCTGGTATGGCGGCGATTCCAGGTGAACGTATCCACCCAAAAGGACCCATCCCAAATCCAGGTTACACGGTCCTGAATTTCACTGATAGCGAACCGTCCGGATTCCCATCCGATAGGAACCTCCGGGTACTGTCCACGGTCCGTATAGACCGGGGAATTCAGCTTATCGAACCGACCTTGACCCTTCCGAACCCGTTCGGTCCAGATGACACAATGACCGAAGAAAGCTCCCGGAAATTCCGGGGGCTTACCCGTGCCTTTTCCCCATTTCATGGGTGTTTCCTCCTGATAGGGACCCCCGGTATTGCACCGGGGATTAGGCTGGTTCCTA